GGTTTGAACCTCTTGATTTCAGAGAAGAACTTGCTCAGAAGAATCTATTTCATTTACGCCAGGTACTTAAGATCCATGAAGAATCCAAAAAGGCTTTTATTGAAAGACTTGTTACTGGCAAGGAATATTTTTATGTTGATTATCTTTTAGGTAATAAATATCCTACTTTTAAGAATATGTCAGGATTGAAAGTTTATTATCCAAGGATAGGAAATAATAAATGGGTGCAGGATGGACAATGGGTTGCCATAAGGGAACGATTAACATCGGCACAGGTAAAAGATGAGTTTGGTCATTTGCTTACCGATAAACAGATTAAACAAATTGAGAGTTCATATAGTAATGAGTTTAATAATTATCAACGTATGAATTCATATGCTGATAATAATGCTACGTTTGATGAGAATACAAATTCTTTTTATACAGGAAGTGAGAATGTAGGTGGTGTGGATGTTATCAGGTTATGGTGGAAGAACCAGAGAAAAGAAACAATGACAAAAACTCCCAATCCACACAGACCGGGTAAATATTTTACTAATTATCTCAAAGAAGAACATAGAGACAGTGTATCACTGAAAGATGGTGAACGTATTGAAACAAGATATATCAGTGATATTTACCAAGGGGTTATTATTGATGGAGATATATATGTAGGATTTAAGAAAAAACCATTTCAACTTCGTTCCATTGACAATCTTTCCCAGGTTAAACTTCCTGTTATAGGAAAGACATATAATGATATTACAGAATATCCATACAGTTTTATTTGGGCAACTAAGGATGTTCAACTTCTTTATAATATCGTAGGATATCATGAAGAACTATTATTGGCATTAAGTGGAGTAAAAGGATTCATTATGGATAGGAGTCAGAAACCTGATGAGATGAGTGATGCTGAATGGCACTATCAACGTAAGATAGGTATTGCATGGATACAGACGATCAAGGAAGGATCCAGGGTTAATCCAGTATATAATCAATTTGCCACTTATGACAATACACTTACTCAGAGTATAATGTTACTTGGTCAGATAAAAGATAAACTCATAGAAACCGTAAGAGATATTACCGGTGTTACTCGGGAGGCAGAAGGACAGACTGTTCAGACAGACCAGGTAGGAACATATAAGATGGCTACTACAGCAAGTAATCTTATAACTGAATATCTTTTCTATGACCATGATCTTATTGAAGCAGAGGCTTTGGAAATGCTTTTAAATATAGATGCATTTCTTGTTAGTAAGAATGGTGATACGAGAGATTATGTTTCTGCACAGAATGAACAACAGATCTTTAAAGTTCCTGCAGGATTACTTGATAAAAGTAATTATGATGTTATAGTTACTAATCTGAATAAGGATGATCAGAAAATGGGTGAACTTAAACAACTTGCATTGAGAGAACATGAACGTAATGCATTTCCTTTTTCTCATGTTCTGGAGATGTATGATACTAATAGTCTTACTGAATTGAAGAAGAAACTTGAATATTTTGCTGAAGAGGCAATGAAACTTGAACAACAAAGATTTGAACAGGGTTTACAGGCACAGAAAGATATGAAACTTGAAGATACCAAGTTGAGTAAGGAATATGATATGCTTATGGAGAAACAGAGAGCACAACTTGAACAGATGAAGATTCAGATTGATGCAGCCAAACAAGAGACTGATAAACAGATAAGGACTGCAACACTTGAACTTACTAAACGTGGGCAGGATCTTGAACATCAAATGAAGATGTTTGAAGTGGTAGCGGAAAATGTAACTGAATCACAGATGTTAGCACAACAAGATAAACATAGTAGTATAGATGAGTTTATTCGTATGACAGAGTTAAAATTAAATGCTATCTTGCAAGAAGCAGGAATAAATAAGGATCTTAATCTTGGTATGGAAAAGATTACTGCTGATAAACAGAAAAATAAAGGACGTTCATTAGAAAATATTAAAGACTAAATTTAAAGACAAAAGTTATGAAACAAGAAGGTATTAAAACAAAACCGGTATCACTTCTTAAAGGTGGTCCAGATGACATCCAGTATGTCGATTTTACAGAACTCCCTCTTCAACCGTTGGCTGACATTAAAACAAAACCGGTATCACTTCTTAAAGGTGGTCCAGATGACATCCAGTATGTCGATTTTACAGAACTCCCTCTTCAACCGTTGGCTGACAGGGTAATTATTGAACTTATTTATATCGATAGGAAAGAGAAGATAATACTCACTCCAAGTGAGGTTGCTGCAGAGATGAAAGGAGAACATGCACAGTTAAGGATTGATCCCAATGCTAAGAAGACTGCGGAAGTTCCTCTTAGTGATTTTCAGGATCATCCAAGACAGGGTGTAGTAAGGGCAATAGGAAAAGGTTTTATTACTCCTGAAGGTAGAGAGTTGCCCATGGAAGTAAAAGTTGGAGATATTGTTTATTATGATCCAAGACAGTTTGTTGAACAGATTGTATTCGAAGGAATTATTTATGGTGTCATTCGACAGGGTGGCATAGTATGTATAGATAAAACACAAAAATTTAATTAAAATGGCAAAGAAACAAGATGTTGGTGACAATACCCAAGGTATTACACCACAAAACGTAGGTGCTCAGTTAGGATCACCTGATGGAACTAATCTACTTAATGCTGGTGTTGCTCCTGGGACAAATGTAGGAGCAGATAAAGGAGAAGGTGAAACGACAACTCCACCAGTAGAAACTTTTACTCCATCACCAGTATGGACTTATATTAAAGCAAAAGAAGGAAACACTTTTGTTGAACCTACAGATCTTAATAAGGATAATGAACAGGAAAGGATCGATACTTATTTTGCTGGTAAGTATAAAACTGTAGAAAAACAACAGATTAATATTAATCCTCTTGCTATTGATCTTCATAATGCTGTAAGTCAACCAGATTTTGATCTTGCTAAATGGACACAAGCAAAGATTGGTGATACGGTTGTTCTTGGAAAGACCGATGAAGAAGTTATTCGTTACGATCTTGTCAAAACACATGGTTTGTTTGATGAGACGAAAAATCCTGGTGGGTTAAAAGAGGATGATATCAAAAGTTATGTTGATGGTCTTAATACTATCCAGAAAAAACAGGAAGCACGAAGGATCAGGGAAAGTATTAAACAACAACAGACTTCATCACAACAACAGTTACAGGTAGATAATAAGAAACTTGTAGACGAACAGGTGAAGAAAATATCTGATGAAAGAAATGTAATGTTAAATAAATTATTTGTTGATACGAGAAAAATTAAGGAAATTGCAGGTCTGCCTTTGAGTCAAACTCAACATGAGGCTTTCGAACCAGTTTTTCGGGAGCTTATTACTCCGCCAAGTATTGATAAAGATGCACCGATAAATGAGTTATTGTCAAACAATGAAACTTTATATCGGTTAGCTTACATGCTTTTACGTCAGGGAGAGTTTAAAGCCTATCACACTGATCTAAAAGAAAAGGTGAAACAGGAAATTTGGGATAAACTTGAACTGAATCCAGAGATCCAAGAAGGAATACCAGGACAAATTGTTAAGACTGATGTTAAAACTGCTTTAAGTAGTCCAGACAGAGGGTCCTGATATTCGATTAATAACATTTTTAAAAACTTTTAAGATGAGACTATTACCTGGTTATCCTAAAGAGTTCGCCAATGAAACACCAACAGCTAGTCACTTCTCCAAGTTTGCTATAAGCAATCCGGAGATGCTTGACTTTGCTGCAGAACTTTTCAGGAGTAAACACACTGCGTTTACAACGCTACTTGCTAATCAAGGACTCACTTCCGGTGATCTTTATTCCAATGCCAATCTTGCTAAAAAAACATACAGGGTTGTAGGAAATAGGAAGGTCATGTGGAAAGTTAAAGGACTTGAAGATCGTAAAGCCTACATGACAAGGGCAGCCACATCATCTGTTCCAGCACATACTACAGATGGTACTCTTGGTAAGGATCAGACTATATTCACAATTTTTTTGAATATAAACTGGTTTTCTCCAAAAGATGTTCTTGAACTGCAGGATAATGAAACTTACCTATACTGTGCTGACGATAATCTTCCCAATGAAATTGGATCCGGTGAATGGGCATATCATGTGAAACTTATCACAAAAGAACCTACAGAATTTGTTGATCCGTTACTACTTGCTGCCGGATGTGAAGTTGGTGTACTCTATAATATGTACGAAGAAATGTCAGAGACAGCCTATGAAAAATATACCTTCGATGAGGAAGCGTATACTTTCATGACCATCATGAGAATGAAATGGAGTATTTCAGGTACTGCACGTCAGTTAAGACCGAATGCTGTATGGATGTCTCATAATGGTGTTAAGATGTGGACCGATCATGCTCATATGAAGATGTTGGAAAGATGGTATCGTTATCGTGAGAATCAATTGATTCTTGGACAGGGAACCGTTACTGATAATGATAAAGTTGTTTTGAGGAATATGGAAGGACTTGAGATCATGGGTGGCGATGGTGTCGTCAACCAGGGTGATGGTGCTTTCAAATTACCTTATAATAAACTTACCAAACGTGTTCTTGAAAACATCATGAGTAATATGGAACTCTATCAGGATAGTGAAGGTGTTGCCAATGTTGCTTGTATCTGCGGTCAGGCTTTCAGAAATACATTTTCAAAGATTATGAAGGAAGAAGCCGGATCAGATCTTCAGAATGTTGAAGGTGCAGGGAGTGGCAAAGGTGTCAATAACAACTATTCTTATTATGAGTTTGGTGGGATCCGTATTATTCCACAATGGTATCGTTGGTTTGATTCTCCGGAAAGACCTGGATCAATAGGATCCGATGGACTTAGGAATGAATCTCATCACGCTATCTTTGTTTCACTTGGAAACGTAGATATTGGACAACCGAATATTCAGTTACTCTGTCTTGGTGACAGGAGTTTTATTGAAGGTGAAGTTCTTGGTATCAATAGGGGAGGTACAATTGCTAACTCTGTTGACGGTGAACATCATCACATCATTGCTGAGACTGGAGTTGCAGTACATGATATTAATGGTATTGCAGAACTGAGAAGGTATTCCAATGTATCATAACAAATAAATAAAAGGTCATGGCACAAGAAATAAAAGAAAAAAAGATGGTACCTCAACCGGTAGGTAAAATAGTAACTCTGGCTGTAGTACCGAACAACCGTGAAGCGAGAACATATTTAAAGAAACCATATATGACTACTCCGGTATGGGATCAGAAGAAAGGTGTATACCTTACAGGTAGAGAAGGGATGAATGCTATTGATGTGACCAAGAGGAATAAAATATTTCCTATTGATCCTTATGAGCATTATCCTGTGACTCATCTGATGAAACTAGATCTTACTGGAGAACGTGATCAATATTTTCTTGAATATCTTCTTACACAACCACGGATAGCAGCGAGTAAGGCTCAGATGGAAAGTAATCCTGGAAAGTATTACTTCTATATTGTAGATATGGAAGGTGAAGCTGAAAGTTCATTAACTCTTGCGGATAGAATTTTCGAGGCTGAAGATCTTGTGAGGTCAAACCTTGCACATAAAGATTATAAAAGTCTTGGAATATGGCTTGGCATTGATGTAGGTGTGTTGACGGATACACAATTAAAGGATTCTCTTGTAGGCACCAATGGTGTTGTCAGGAAGAGTCCTGATATGGTTATTCAGTTCTTTGATAAGAACAATAGTGATATTCTTTTTGTCAAGGAACTTGCACACTATAGGATCATATATAAAGATTCCCAGGGCAGAGGTTTTTATGTTAGTCCAAAGATGGAAGTCTTTCTTGGTATGACATTTGCCGAAGTCGTAAGTTTTATGCGTAAAGATGATAATGAACCGTATCTTATAAAATGGTCATCTGAACTAAAGGAAAAAAAAGAAACACTTTAATCAATGGCTCTATTCACATCATCGGTTGACATCTACAAGTATTTCCTTGACGGGATAAGAAAGTATGGTGTCGGGTCCGTACCACCGGAACGTTTTAATCGGCTTATTAATGAGTCGCAACTAAATTGGATGAAATCCAAATGTCCGACCATTACTGCTGGTCAAAAACGTATTGACGATCTGAGGGCAATCCTTGTGGAACTTGATGAGGCTTTTCTTCATGGTGGAACAGGTTCAACTATTATAGGAAATAAGTTTTACCTTCCCACCGGTTCTCTTTATGGCAGTGCCAAGAAATATTGGAGAGCTGCTGCATTGAGAGCAAAGACGCAGACTGCAACCGAATGGACACAGATGGTCTATGAAGATTCGTCTCAGAAAAGTATTTCACAGATTGATCCATATGAGAAACCTGACAGTGAACAAGGTAAGTATCGTATTATCGGAAGTAATGTGATTATGAATATTGGAGAAGGAGTAACTGTTTATTATGCTCAGTTTGAATACTACGGTTATCCTACTGAGATAAGTTATAATCCACCATCAAATCCAAAGGGTGATTTTGCCGATGAACAGATCCTTGAGATTGTTGATCTGACAGTACAGACACATCTTGAAAGAATAGAGTCCAGAAGATTTCCTACGTTTGCTGCAGAAGACACAAGTAAACCAAAGTAATAACATTTAATACTTACTATAATGAAAGGTGGAAATTTAATTCATGCTAAACAGGAGTTTCTGTTTAATACTCTGGATGCTACCAAGTTTGGTGGATATTTAGATAGTATTACTGCTTTGAAACATCTTGTTGTAAAGGAATTTGGTCTTGATATTCAGGGAGCTGCTGCTGCTGCTGGTGTTCTTCCTGCAGGTTATTATTGCAGGAAAGATACTACGAGTGCAGGTTTAGTACAGGCTATTGCTCTTGCCTTAACTCCGACCTATCCTGATATTGATATCAACTATGAGGCATGGGTGGCTATTGCAAATAAAGCCAAACATGACGGATCTACAGATCAGTACATTGAAGTTGAAAGAACATACAATCATGTCATCCCTCAACTTGATGCTGCTGTTTCTGGTCATCTGGATCCTGCTGATGGTGGTGATGTGGACGAGATTAATGAACGTCTTATCATTGCCATTAATAATGATCCTAATGCTATTGTTACTGCTGGTCTGGCATTCACTTTTGATATTGTTGATAATGCTACTACCAGTACGTTTGATGTTCCTTTTGTTGGTGGTACTATTACTTTTACAGGAGCAGGTGGTACTGGTGCTATTAAGAAAACTGCTCTACTGTTAAATATTAATACTACCCAGGCTGGTTATGCAGTAGCATATAGTTCAGGAACATTACAGATTACAGTCATTGAGACTGGTACGGAAAAGTTTGTAACTCCTAATAATGCTGTTCAGGGTACATTAAGTGCAGTGACAGTTCATTTACTTGGACTTGTTGCAAAGAGTGCAGATACTCAGTTCAGGGTAGGTTATGAGAATGAAGATTGGGCAACAGTGACTACTCTTGATGCAGGTGCATATCCGGTAATGGATTATACCTGGATGGTAAGAAATTTCGCTATTAAGCCAGATCAGGCTGGAACATTTGTTGATGTACCACTTAATGCCTCATATACTAAGTATCATATCAGATATCCTATTGAGCCACATCCAGGACTTACTGGTGCTAGTTCAGTGGAGACAAGATATCGTGAAGTTGATTTTTATGTATTAACTTCATTGATATCTACTAATCTCTGGGATGATACTAATTATATGTGGGAACCAACACATGCCGGTTTTACTGCGGATAAGACATTCGAACAACTTCTTCTTTATGCTTTCGAATTGACTCCGGGTTCATGGCCGACAACATGGTAGACTTTTAAATATGGGTGGTTCTTTTGGACCACCCTATTTCTTATAATTATGGAAAAGACATTACAACGGATAACTTACAGTTGCATCAGGCAGGTCAAACCACGTCTGAGTGATGATAGTCTATTGTCCGATAAATGGGTGAAAGATCAGATTGTTGCAGTACGAAATATTCTTATACGTGAAACGCATAATAGTAAGGCAACGATGGATCAATTCTATCAGGAGATTCAGTATCCTGCTATTCAAAGTGTTAATTCAGTCTCTATAGGTGGATTAACATTTCATCTTGATGATAAAAAATGGTATGTGACAATACCATCGACAGTAGCAGATATTGGGTGGTCAGATCTCAAGTTTGTTGGTGATTGGGATTATACACGCAGTTATAATCGTCTTACCTTCGATGCATTCCGTCTCATAGATTATGACAGGTACACGTCAACCGATCCATGTTATACCTATGTAGAGAGTAGTTTAAAACTAAGGAATACCTATGGTGTAGAGAATATTACTGTGATAGGGATCTTTGAAGATCCAAGAAATATAGAAGGATTTGATGATAAGACATCTATATTTCCTTTGCCAGATGTATTGATTCCAAAACTTGAACTTATTGTCACCAAGAATATCTTGGAGAAAATGGCTGTGCCTGTAGATATAGTTAATGATCGGATAGATAACACTCAGAATGTTGTGGTTCCTACTGCTCAGAAGGAACTTAAACAACAAGGGTGATGGCACAATATCTTACTTTTCAGGAATTAACTGTCGTTGATGACCAGGTGTTCTATCCTGGTTATCAGACCGAGGATTTTACAGTCGTAGGATCCGGATCAGCAAAGACTTATACTGTTACTATTGATGGTGTATCTTATATAGGTATAACTATTGACCAAGCATTTGTTACTGACAGATTATTGGATGCTGAGACAACTGCAGGGATTGAGGGAGAAGGTGGTTATCTTGGTAGGCATACTCTTAATCCTGATGGTGGAGATTATTATAAGGCAATAAAGAATGTTCTTGGTATAGATATGAAGGTAAATCATTCTGCTCAATATAGTGGAACTGATCCAGGCAGACATGGTGGTGAAAGAAATCCGGGAATAACTAAATACGCAGATAATAATGCCAACCCCGAAGAGTAACGAGAGTAAGAAGGAATTTATTGGAAGATGTATTCCTTTTGTCTTATCAGAAGGTAAGGCAAAGAATCAGTCACACGCATATGCAATGTGTAATGGGATCTTCGAACAGAGTAAAAAGAATCTATATTCAATGGGTAAGAAACAATGAGTTATTGGTACAAGTACAAAGTAAAGATCGATGATTTTGAGGATACGATATATATAAAGGTCTATAATTTAACAGATCTTTTAGATGATAAGAATGAAGAGTTTAAGGTTAATAATAGTTTCGGTTCTTGGAGAGAGTTGTTTTACCCTGTCCTGAGTCATATAAAGACCGCAGAGTGGGGATATAGGTCGAGGGGATATCTGAGTAGGTGGATTGCTAGGAACATCTGTAATGCGTTCTTTGAGTGTCTGACGGAAGATCTTATTGAACAGAAGATAACATATCGTCTGCCGTATAAATATCTTGCAAGGTTATCTGTACGGGAGATGGATATATTTGATAAGAAGAGTCTGAGGTTATATAGGACAGATCTTGTCGTTATGATGCACAAGGGAGCGAGAAGAAGAACCGGTGGTATATTATACCATGCTAAGTTCACTGACAGATGGAGAAAGATATTAGAGAAGAAAATAGAGAATAGGGAACGTTATTCTAAAATAGAAACCGATGGCAGAAAACAATGACTTTACTACACCGCAAGAGATCTATCTTAGACTTGCTGCAGTATACAAACAGAAACTTACAGGATTCAATGACCGTGATATTATACGGTGGTGTGCAGAAGTTGTTACTGAGTTCATCAGGGATCCGGTAAGATTATATCTTTATAAAGGTGATCCTGAAAAAACTGATGATCTTGATAAACTGGATATAATAGATCTTAAGACATTACTTCCAATTAATATTCATCGTTTACTTGATGTGTTTGACGAATATTATGCCAGGATAAAATATTATAAAGACGGGGTATATCTTCATTTCGATAGTGATTGTACTCTTACCAAGTGTTATATAAACTATTATGGCATTCCTTGTGATCCAAAGACAGGATATCCATATATCCGGAAAGGATATGAACAGGCATGTTATAATTTTTGTGTGATGAAAATGTATGAAGAAGATTATGCTAATCAAAAGGTAAGTGCAGAATTTTATCATAATTGGGAGTCACGGTTTGGCGTATCCTTGTCTGCCATATCATCAGGATTCAGGGACATATCACGTAACGATCTGGAAGAAATAAATAAGATTATGTGTAATATGGTTGTTCATCCGGGATGGATACCACTATATAATTTAGACTAATGAAAGTTGTAAATACATTCGAGAAAGGTATGATGCAGGATCTTGATTATTCAAGGATGCCTGGTAATGCTGCTACACTTATTCAGAATGCACGTCTTATAGAGAAGACAGGACAGGGATTAATAGTGTCAACTATTAATGGTGATACAGTTGTTTTCTCTCTTTCCACTAATTTTAAACCAATAGGATATACTGTTTTTAATGGGATTATGTATATCTTATCTATTAATGTTGATACAGGTGTATCTGAACTTGGTTGTTTTCCTTCTCCTACTGCATGGAGTTCTACTAATACATCTTTTACACTTGCTTATCTTCCTCTTAATAATTATGGTGGAGCAACAAAAGGTAATCATGGAAGTTTTTCTACTTCTCTTCTTGGTTATACTTATACTAATTGGGCAGAGATTTTTCCTAAGACATCCTGGGATAACAGTGTCGATCTTTATATATGTGACGATACTAATCCTAATAGGATAATAAATACCGGATTTAAGATCACCGGTGAACAGACAGATAGGACTTATTTCGATGATCAGATAAATACTACATGCCTTCAGTTTCTTTCTTCTACAATTATTCCGGTAATAGATGTTGCAAGTGTAAGTCTTGATAGTGGAGGTAGTTTGCCACCAGGGAATATATTTCTTCATTTAAGATATGTGACGAAAGATTTCAATGCTACTTCATTTGTAGGTATTTACGGACCATTTCTTATTCCTGAAGGTTATGGACAAAATGATGAGAATCAAGGAATGTTTGATGTTGATGGATTATCTATGACAAATAAAAGAATTATCATAGATTCTATTAGTAATGTTGATGAGTCATATGATTATTTTCAAATTGCTATAGTAAGATTTTTTGGTAACGAAGGTTGTTGTTCTACATCTGAAGAATGGCTTATTGATAATTATTATCCTATTACGGGAGATGAATATCATAATCTTGTTATTAGTGGAGATGAAAGTAGACTTGTTATAGTTGCTGCAGATATATTAAAACCACCAACTAAGGAAAATATATGCAAGTCACACACTTCTATTGATAATAGATATTATGGTGCAAACTGGAAAAGTATCAGTATAAATAATGTAGATCTTATCGAGTTTGCTTCCAGATGTATGCCAAGATATACTGTAGAAGTATTAAATTCATATTACAAAGATGAAACTTATGTATATAATAGAACCGGATTCTTCCGTGGAGAAATATATCCTATAGGATTGCAATATTTATTTACTGATGGAACATTGTCAGAAATATATCCCACTGCTGGATATGATGCTTATGACAGATCTACTCCTTCTGCTGCTGGTGCTGGTAATGATTCTGAATTAAAGGGTGCATCATTTTATAGATTTCCAATGTACACTTCTTCAAGTCACGATGTGAATAGACAAGATATTGCATTATCGTTGTCATTGCGTTTTGATTATGATTGGGGTGCTGGTGAAACTGCATATAAGTATTATGATGATAACTTATCTAAGTTTTCTAATGTTGCTGAAATAAGGTTTGTTGTCGGTGATAGATATAAGAATTTATTGTATCAAGGATTATCTAGTCTTTCATTTGCTGCTCTGAATGAGGACGCAGAAATGATAAGACTTAGTATTATTGATTGGGGTGATTGGAATCCATTTTTTGGTCTTGGTTGGTTCGAGGATTTTGATGAGCATTTTGATGAAGCTCTATATATGCCAATGATATATTCTCATCCTACTGAAGCTCCCATTCCATGTGAGATTATAAATCCTACTAATGAGAAATATTTTTTTGGGGGGCGTGTAAGAATTCCAAAACCGGCAATTCAAAGATATGGTGTATTTTCAATGGATCATATTCTTGGGAATGCAAGTTTTTATGATGGACAAACGGCTTACATAACTGTCATAGATAATTTTAATGATGGGTTATCTCCGGCTCGTAGAATGAAAGTAACAACTGGAGCAACCGATGGTCTTGATCCAGTTCTTTTTGCTGCAGAAAAAGAATCATTATCTGTTACTGAAGGAATAACTCCAGTTTACCGTGAATGTAAACTTTATGAATGTCCTTATGATACTCATCATACAGCAGGTAGGTTTAGTAGTAAGTTTGAAGATTATGATAATTGGGAAGATATGGATATTGATGATGCTCACTCTGAAAAAATTGCTTTTTATAGAGATCATATTGGTATATGTAAAAATAGGAGTATGAGAACACCAAAGTATATAGGTGTTGAAATAACGGATACTGATTATGGTGTTCAGGGATTTTTAGTTTTGGATGTTGAAGATAGTGGAGGGAAATGTAAGTTTACTACTCTTGCTGTACATAATTTTATTACTGGTGATAAAATATGGATAACGTATAATAATGCAGATACTGGTGATTCACGAATATATGAGGTAGAACATACTATTGTAAGTTATGATACAACGTGGTTTATTACTGATATTGATTATAGTTCTGATGATATTTTTAATTTGAATAAAGATGTTGTAGCATATAAGGTTGAGTTTAATTTAAGACTTGTAAATATTTACAAGGAAGATCCATCGACTACTGATTTTTATACTGGTATTCGAGATAATGTTGCATTGCTTTATAATATTGAATGGTCTCCTTCATCTAGTTGGTATCCTATGTCTTATTGTACTACAGATATAATTAGTAGTAGAGGTGGAGATTGTTTTCTTCAGAGATCATGGTTACGTGTATTACGTAATCTTGATGATAATGATAAGGATGATATTGATGTAAGTAGTCCAACTAATTTATATACGCATGGTGTAAGTATTAACTTTTATTCTGAAAATAAGAATAATATCGAGATGCGTAATAAGACAACGGAATTTAGTTATTATCCCAAGATTGATATTAGTGAGGAAGAATGGGCAGCATTAAATTATGCAGAATCTACTATGGAAGAGGCTTTTCAAATCAATTTAGGATATAGTGAAGTGTGGCCTTATGTAAGATTTAATAGTATGACATTATTAAGTAGAAGTCAGATTTTAAAACCAAATACTATACGTCATTCTGATGCACATATTGATGGTGCATATCTTGACGGATATAGATCTATCTATCCTACTTATGAGAAATCGTACAATCTTGGTAAGGGAGAAATAGTTAAATTAATGAATATTGAGAATAGATTATTCTCTGTTCATAATTCTACTATCTTACTTCACTTTACAAATGAACAACAACTTAAACAGGATATGAATGTATCAGATCTTGTTCTTGGAGTAGGTGATGCTTTGTCAGAACAGTTCTATGAGTTAAATGATAATGGTATAACTTATGGTTCACGTCATCAGTGGAGTATTCTTAGAGGATATGGAATTGATGTTGAGAAACAAACTATATGGAGAATTACAAAGAGTCAGTATGGCAGATATCTTGTCATGGATCTTTTACGAACAGGAATGATGAAGACCTGGTTGAATAATTGGTTTATTGGTGCTGGACATACAAGGACAAGTATAATAGATTATAAGGCTTTAGATGATTTATTTGTAGATGCTTTTGTTGGATCTAATTATTTTATAACAGGATATCATGGTAAGTATGATGAGATGATCTTTGCATTTAAACATCAGACTTATGGTTATGGTATACTTGTTTACAATGAATTGTTTAATGTATTTACTCAGAGATATCATGATATTCCACGATTTATTTTTTCTCTTGATTCAGATATGTATAATTTCTATGATCTTGAAGTAACTACTAATCATTCCCATATATTTCAAATGGATCTTGGATCTGTACTTGTTTTTAATGGTGTGGTTAAAGATTTTATTATTGAGTTTATTGTTAATGGTCAGAATCAAGAACAGAATACATTACTCTATTCCAAGATCTTTGAAGCACTAGAGATAGAGACTGACAAGTATGAATTTGATAAGATAATATATACTACCGAGTATCAGACTTCCACTTATAATCTAGGTGATGGTATTACAAGTTTTTGGTTACAACCAGAATATTTTGGTAATAAATGGAGATATCCTATAATGGTAACTGTTACACCTGTCACGGTATTTCCTGGTACTGGTGATGGAAGTGGTGATGAATATTTTGTAAATTCAGATATGAAAGGTGCATGGCTTAAGGTAAGATTAGAATATGCAGATATAAATGCTAAATTTTTAAAAAGTATAATAACAGATTTTACACCTATAACAGATTAATAAAATGTATACAATCGATCCGTTTCAGATTCCATTAACAGGATATAGAGTTCCTTCATCGTTATATGGAATGTCAACATGGGGGAAAAAATTTTATGGACCAGAACAATTAGGTATTAATGTATATGGAGGATTACAACCTGAGCAATATTATGATATATATACTGGTGGTATGACCGGCACTAAACCGGTACGACCAAGTTATACTGCGGAACCTATTGTTCAACAGACAGAATATGGTTCAGAAGGATATATTCCACGTGAAACTCCTGGTGCTAATCAAACTCCTGGTATTGATCAGACAACAAAAGATTTAAATACTGCTTCTACTATTACCGGTATTGGAGGTTCAGTACTATCAGCAATTCCTTATACGGCACCTATCGGTATAGCATTGAATGTTGCCTCTACGTTGCTTGGTATTGGCAATGCGGTACGTTCATCTAACTTGGCAGATAAGATGACATCTCCGCAACTTCCTGCTCCTAAAGAAGTAAAGAAACCTTACTTGGGTGTTACTGCCGGAGAATATGGAGCACAACAATCTATGTTAAAGAATCTTTACGCATCTACTATAAGGCAAGGTCAGTTATTGGGTAAGGATGTAAGTACTGGTGCTCTTGCTCAGATTCTTGACGCAGAACGTCAGATCTCTGCAAGGAATGAAGAAATAAAGAGGCAGGCTGCAATACAGGGGATTGGCGTTGAACAGTTTAATATTCAGCAACGTCAACAATGGGGGGGTGTGAAGGCAGGATATGACTGGCAGACTGAAGCAATGAAGGCAGGGATAAAGAGTGAGGCAATGCAGACTGGTGTTCAGGGTGTTCTTAATTTAGGTCAGAGTCTTGTAAGTTATGGTAATTATAAAACATCGATGCAATACAGAGTACCTGAACTTTATTCGGCAATGAATCAAGCTATAATAAATGGAGATATAGATAGTGTTAAATATTTACAGAGTATAATAAATAGTATTACTGGTGGTAATTCATAAATAAATCCTTAATGACATGGCAAAACAACCATATATTGCTCCCCGGGCATTACCATTTCAACTCATTGATCTTACGCAAGGATTAAGTATTCCATCTGGAGGATCTGCATATGGATCACGTGCAACCAGATCGTCAGGAATTACTGGTGAAGGTCAGAACGAATATACTAATCTTGATGCTATACCTGATTATACTGAGGCTATTCTTATAGGTGATCAGATAATTGCAAGTGAGAAAACTGCCGCAACTAGAAAATTATATGAGGATCTCAGTAATGAATCTATTACTCGACAGGAAGCATATAATAATTATTCAAATATTCTTATTGGTATTCAAGGGAAGGAAGTGCAACAACAATATTTTAAAACTCTTGCTAAAGGTAGTGCTACTAATGCACGTGCTTATAGTGCAAGAATTGCCCCTGCTTCGAATGATTACATTCTTGAAGAGAATCCGGAGACAGGATATGCACCTGTTAAAAAAAATATTCCTGGTATTGGTGAAGTTGATCTTACCTATGGTCTAAATGCAATGAATATTGAAAGTAATTATGGACTCTATGGTGGAGTAAGAGAAATCAAGAGAGATGGAAAAACTGCAGTTGAACCATATTTCAATGAGAGACTTGGAATGGTTGAACCAGATTATCAAGGTAAATTAAATCAGTTAATAAATGATTGGATTCCAAGTGCAGCAAGTTCGTTAGGTAGTAAAGATAAAATTTGGCTTCAGGATGTTCCTATAAGTGATACTGAGAAACGCAAAATGGTTGTTACATTGCAAACGAATCAAGAAAATATAGACGAGATAACTAATAGTGCTTGGAATAAAATTAAGTCAGATGATGATGCTTACAGGGATCTTATGAATGAATGGTTTCATGAAAAGAACAGGGCATTTACTAATCCTACTACTGATTTCTTTACTGAACTTACAGATAAAAAAGATATTGACAAGTGGAATAAGACTGCTTATTATATTTATGATAAGGAGAATGATAAACATTATAAAATGTATACTCCTGAAGAATTGGCAAAAGATAAAGTTACTGATCAGTTAGCCGGAAGAAAGATTTATCGTCCTTCTTATTCTGCTCTTCCTGGTGGATACGGTGAGACTACCGGAGTGGGTGGTGATCTATGGTGGCAACGTGCAGTGATGCTTGATGATGATCAACTTGGATGGACTTATATGAAGGAAGATATAATACCACCAAATAGATTGGCATTTATCAAAACACGTCTTGCGTCTGCTAATCCGAATATGGATGAAGTAAATAAGAATGCGTTAATGCAGAATCTTTTAGATGGAGAATTAAGTAAACTTACTCCTGAAGAACTTTATAAGAGTACATATTGGAAAGGATGGGTGACATATGTTGAACCTGGTGTTGGTTTAACATCTATGTATGGTATGTATCCCGGAATCACACAACCTCAAACAGCACCAGACACTCAGTATTATATTAATACATTTACTAATGATAAATATACTAGGGAGGAATTTTTATCAAAATGGCCTACTCTCTTAAACAAGATGGATGCTGAATCTGTTTCATGGGCACCAGAAGATATCACTTATTCAAGAACTCCTAAAGAAGCATATTATGTTAGAAAGACTGCAGTTCCATTATCAGCATTGCAGTCTGATAATGCTTCGTCATATATAATGAAGAAACTTGGAGAAGGTGGTGAGACAATAAGGATGCCTGGTGGTATAGAACTTCCTCTTCGTGGAATGGAAGGAGGTATTGTTGTCGGACCTGAATATGTTACGAGAAATTATATTAAATATGATGAAGAAGGATATCCGGTAAATAATAAAGGTGTACAAACAGAAAATCCTTTAGAGTGGGTTACTGAACCTTATTATGACTCATGGTTTATTTTTTCAGAAAGAGATATGAAGTCAGGAAAAATAAAGGCTGCTATATGGGATAAGACTCAGAATTATGCAATAACTGATCTCGGTGCTACAGGATTAAAAGCAAATAATGTTTCTGCTCTTGGTAAGAAACTTGGTATTGTTCGTGTAACAAGTTATGAACAATTTGCTTCTGTTATTCCCACTGAACTTTTAACATCTCAAACTGAAGAAAAAGTAAAAGCATTTTTAAAGACTCATGGTGATGAACTTTATCTTGTACGGGGATCCACACAGTTTAAAGATATGCCTGGTGCCTACAAGACCGGTAGTGCAATGATCCCATATTCTGCAGCACTTAATAAAGAAAAGAATAAGGCTGCAGCAGAATTCTACAAGGAAATGGAAGATACGTATAATTTTAATATTCCTACGCAACAATAATAATTATGGCAAACGGTAATGGTACTCCAAGGATTCCTGTTGATGGCAGGACTCTTGATTTTAATGCTCTGTATATAGGAAAGGGAATGAGTTTTAATGATATTTATGCTTTATCTGCACGTAGTGGTATACCTGTAGAGTGGTCAGATAGAGAAAGTTTTATAAAGAAGACTCCTGGATTGGATCAGTATATTCAGAAGAATCCTCAAGAGTTTAATAAGTTGTGGGTAAATTCAGAACAGGCTTTTATTGCATATAAATCTAATCAATTTGAACAGGATCCTTATTATGATTGGGGTGGATTACGTTATCCTCTTGTTGATAGAATAGGTAATTATCCTATTGCTGTACATATGACAACGCCTCATAAAGCTGGAGAAACAACCAATCTTGGAATGGAAGGTGTTCCCAATGTAGGATTTCTTAAAACTGTAACAGAAGATCAATCATCTGCATCAGTAGGTGCTTATCTGGATAAGAATGATATATGGAGACCGTTAACACAAAGTAAGTTTGCTGACAATTATCTGACATGGGAGAAGGGAGATCCTAATCAGGGACAACCGGAATATTTTTATCGTGAGTTAAAAGATGGGGAGTGGTCAAATCCAGAGAGAATACGTACATGGCTTGGTGAAAGAAGTATGTATTCAAAAAATTGGGTGGGATCATTTCTCAGGGGATTTCAACAGGCTCTTATAGCTAAACCTATACTTGGTGTTACAAGTCTTATAGATGCCACCAATGATCTTATCAGTGGAACCGAAAGAAATAAACGTACAGATGATATAGGAAGACGTGGATCTCTTCTTGCTGGTTATCTAACACATCAGAATGAGGATGAGAAACAGGGTATATTCAGTAGTCCATTTTCATTTTCTTTTGCCTGGGGCGATGGTATGGCACAGTTATTTACTGTTCTTGGTACTGCTTATGGTGCAGGAATGTTAGGTACTACTATGGGTATGGGTAGAGTTGCTGCAGGAAGAATGGCACAAACGTTCTCTACTGCTTTTGCTGCTTCACAGAAAGCCGGATTAAGTTGGGAAACAATGAAAAAACTTGGTGTTCCGGATGAGGTTGCAGCTAGATCATATTATCCTTTCTTTATTTCTACGATGATAAGTGAAAACATCATTGGTCCCAATATATTAACTAATCCAATGTCAGGTGCGGGAAAGAAGATGTTACAGAAACATATCAGGTCATGGTTCCCTGCAGAGGCGATGGTAGAAACAAAGGATCAGATGATTAATCGTGGTAAAGGAATGTGGTTTAATTTTTACGATAAATTAAGAGATGGTGCAGATAAATATGTATTAGCTGCTGGAACAATAGCAGGATTTGAAGAGTGGGCAGAAGAAGGTGTTGAAGGATGGATGGATGCTGGCATACAACATTCCATGAATGGGATAAGTCTTGAACTTGCATATGATACAAAAAGAAAATGGGAAGAATATGATTTTATTCCTCAAACTGACACTGATACTGGTAAGAAATTTTATCTTGCTGTTAGTCCTTCTGGTGAAAAGACAAAGTATTCGTTAGAACAATACAGAGATATTCAGAAAGATCTTGATGGTGCCAATCAGACTATAAGTAGTGGCGGTGCTTATGGTAAAATCGATGCATGGAGTGGGTTTAAAGATGAAGGTGTTATAGCATTTCTTAGTGCTGCACCGATGGGTGTGATGACACATTATATCAATAGGAATAAGAATCTGGAAAAAGATCTTACTAAAGTTGAATATGCTTTTGCTGAACTCGATAATCCTAAATTACGTAGAACAACTGAGACAATATTAAATAATCTTAGTAATGCTGGAGAAGCACCTGAGAAGTTTATTGATATAGAAGGTAAACCTATTGTTTTTGGTAGTGGTAAAGTAAGTCGTTTTGATGTATATAAAAAATCTACTCTTGATGAGATAGATGCTTATAAGGAAATTATTACCACTTTCAATCTTAAGAATCCTGCATTGATAACAAAGAATGGTGGCAATAGAAGTTTGATTAATAAAGCAGCAATAGATATTGCCAGTATAGGTAATTATAATAAAGAACTTGTCGATCTTAATAATAAACCTAATAAGACAAAGACTGATACAGATAGGATTGCTGAACTTGGTGAACTTATAACTCAGAAACAGATCCTTGTTGATGAGGTGATGAAGACTGAGCCTGGTACTGATTATTCGTATGCTTATAATGATCTTGTAAAGCGTTTGGCTGCACCATTGATTGAGACAGAGAAGATCATATCTGATCAAATGTATAAGGGACAACCTATATCTGAGAAAGAACGTAACTCTCCGGAATATCAGTTAAGAATGAATTTTTATTTTTCTCTTGCTGTCAGAGCAAATTATGATGAAGCATTAGAATTTTCACGTTCATTTGAACAACGTAAGGTAGATTATGAAAAAGAACTTACCGCAGAGACATTAAGACGACAGACTATGGCACCAGAAGTTATACGTGCATTTGAAGGGTTAAGGGAGAGAGTTACAATGCCAGGTCTTCCTGTTGATCAGGCAATACAGGATGTTATTAACATTCTTGATCCGGTAATAAAAGGTGGTCTTGATTTCAAATCTCAGGAACTTGCTGATAGTTATAAAAAGTTATGGGAAGGTATACAACCGGCAAGAAAAATTATTGGAGATCTTGCAAATGAATATCATGATCTTGATGATCAATATGGGACTAGGGATTTTAACCCTGGAGAAGAACAGAGATATTCTGATTTAAAGAAAGTTTTTGAAGGATATGAGTCACAGATAATACAATATGATAATCTTACTAGCGAAATAGAAAAAGTTTTATCTGGTGATCGTACATTAGTGCCAGAGAGAATAACAGAAAATGTATTACTTAATGATTTTTATGATAAAGATATTAAAGGACGTGTAAGTAATCTTGAAAGATCTGCATATGAAAAGGACAGGCCGGGTATTCCTCTTAGTGATCCTTTTCCTGCCAGGTCATTGACGGAGGTTAGAACAGAAGTTGATCAACTAAAAAAAGATCTTAGTAAAACTGATAGGGTAGCATTTACTAATAGTGCTGTTCTTAATAATGAAAAGGTAATAAAACATATTGTTCCAAAGAAAGACAGACCGTTGACAGAAGAAGATTATATTAATTCTGACAATGGTGTACGTACAAGATTGGCAAGGTTAAATGCAAGAGTAAATAATCTTGATGAGATTCTTAATATGATGGGTGATAATAAACAATCATATCAGGATCGTTATCGTTATGAGACACAGGAACTCACCAGGATGTGTATAAAACATTTTCTTGATCATTTTGATGGGTTTACTGAAGAGAAGGTATTACTTGAAACAGTTTCTCATGTAGATACAAAAAATAGGTTTGAGAGTAAAGTGATGACTGATCAACAGAGAACTGTATGGGAAAAAAATATGACTATAATAAATAAGATCGAATCACAGATCTTTGATAAGATAAATGAAGAACTTACTGATGAAAAACTTGAAGAGATAATAACTGCATTGGGAACAACCGATGTATTCAGATATACCGAGGTTAATGACCATACTGGTGTGGGTAGTTTCCAGAAAGGTGTAGAATTTATTAATGATCTTAATTCTATAACAGGTACACTTGCTGGTAATGAGACAGGATATTTCTATTTTATTAATTGGCTTGAAAGAGTTGGTTCAGCAAAGACAAATGATCTATTAAAAGGAAGAAATGATTTCTATACTAATTGGGTTAATAAAGCATCAACATTCGAACAGGAACAGGCAGAGAATCAGGTAGTGGCTTTTCTGGTTAATGGTGGTAGTAAATATTTATCACGTATATATGAGATCGAAGAACGTGTGAAGAAGGAAAAGGATGGAAGGGAACCTGCCGTTGATAGTTATTTTATGCCCAATGCGATATGTCTGCGAGGTGATTATGCTACCGGTAAGACTGCTCATAGTGTGCCTATGATATTAAAACAGTATGAGGTTATTACTGGAAAAAAACCTACTGTTACTGCGATTGCAATGACCAATGCCCTTCATAATTTAATCACTAGTGAATTTAACAAGTTTGATCCGGGAAATAGTAAAGATGGTTTTGATATAAAACATATAACCACGGAGGAATTTTTTAACGATAAAGTTGATATATCCGGGGATATAATCTTATGGGATGAGGCAAGTACTATTGATGATTCACAATTTAAAAAGATCTATGAAAAATTAGGTAATAAGTTAATTATATTTATGGCAGATAAGTCTCAGATGTTTTCTCTTGACAGAATGTTAAGTCATGCTGCTATAGAGATGTTGGGATTGAGAACTATTCCACTGACGAAACAGTTTCTTAAAGATATTCCTATTCTTAATGATCTTTCTGCATGGTATAAGGAATATATTCTTCCTGGTATAAGTGGTGCTACGAGTCTTCCCGAGGCGTATTTTGAAGCTAAAGATAAGAATGGTAAACCAACTACTGATTATGAACAGGCTGTCTCAGACTTCACCGGAACACGTTATTTTGCCACACAGAAAGATGTCATAGATGCCTATAAGAAATCACAGACTGTTAATAAAGCTCTCATACTTCTTGATAATGAACACTTCGAAGATCTGAGGAAACAGGATCCTGAATTTATTAAATCACAACTGGAAAACATCTGGATTCTCAGTCCTAAACTTGATGAGATTATTAAACCGGGTTATCCAAGTAATGTTATGGGATTGAGAAGAGCAGAAGTTTATATTCCTATTGATATTACTAATCTCATGTCTTTTGCACGTCTTGTAGGTAAGAGTATAACTATACCTGGAAGGGTAGGATATACTGCTATAGGTAGAGCAGAACAGTTTGTTGGTGTTGTAGAGAATACAACCAAGAATACTACTGATAGATCAAGAGTAAATTGGAGAACTGGGAAATTGGAGAATGACAGATATATTGGAGAGATTCTTGGTAAGAGGAAAAAAGAACTTGATAATATTATAATTAAGGATATTACGCCAGGATCGTATGTTGTAGATGAAGAACCTTCAGATAGTAGCATTGATCAACAGTTTATTGTAACTAGAAAAAATGATAAAGGAGAGTATAAAGTAGGTTATGAAAAAGATGGGGATATATGGTATAGATATGATCCTGAAAATTATAGACGCAAACATAAGATTGTTTCTTATTCTGAAGTAAAGAATGCATGGGAAGAAAAAAAGAAGGACAAGAAAGAAAATAAAGAAGATATTCCGAAGAAAGGAAAATGGTATCATATTGTAGATGGTCAGTTGAAAGGAAAGTATATATTACTGACTGATGATCCTAATCCGAAACAGGATAGTGTTACTGGTATGGTATATGATGATAAAGATGGAGATCCAATAAAGAAGTATCCGTATCAAGTTAAGATTGGTCATATTGCTCCTGAAGATGGAGAAACAGAATATATTGCTGATGAAGAAGTGAAACAGGAAAAAAAGAAAACTGCAGATATTAAAGAGGATATATATATTGAGGTTGATGATGAGGATGATGAGAACTTAAAACCATTCTCTAGGGCAGGACAGATATATGACACACATAGGGCATTGGGTGGATCCGTATTTACTGTAATGCAACCGGCAACTGGAATATTAAGTCTAAGTGATCTTAAATCTGTAAGGGCAGCACATACTTTATTTCTGACAAACTTTAAACAGTTTAATATAGAGACTGAATATGTTAATACTGCAACGTTAACTGATGAAAGTAATTCTACAAAAGTATTCCATGATCTTTTAATGGTTAAACTTACTCCGAAAGGATCATTAAACTGGATTAATAAATATAAAGGAAGGAATGAAGATCTTAATAAAGCTATTGATGATATCGATACGGCAACAAATAATTTATCGGATAAATATTCTTATATATCTGCTTTGGCAGAAACAGAATATGATTATGTTGTTGGCGAAAAACAATCCTTGATTAGTGATAAAGGATTAGATTATTCTAAAGATGACGATTATATTAAAATCCTTGAACTCATAAATGATCCTCATCATTTTGCAAAAGGAGATCCATTATTAAATTCGTATAACAGAGAACTTAATATCGCTAAAGCAAGTCTTAGAAGATTGGGTGCTAAGAATGCAGTCAATGGTAAGTTTTCATTAGGACAGGTATTTGTAGTAAAAGGAGAATTAACACGTAATTATCAGAATGGATTGCCAATATATGTTATAGGATCTGATTTTAAAGCATCGGACAAATTAATGGAATTTGAGGCACATGATACAAAATTCAGTAAAAGGTTTGAACAAGCCAGGACAAAAAATGGGAAGATAGGAGTATTAAAAAGATATAATCAGAATGATCCTGTTAATGAAAATAAGTTAAATGATTATCCGTATATTTTATTTCATGCACCCAGGTTAAAAAATATGGTTGACAAGTTGGATGCAGAACGATTAAGTGATAAACTTATTCTTTCAAGAGTTCCCAAGGGTGATGGTGGTAAATTTAATACTTTATTTCCTCAGACATTCATGTATAGATTATTAATGGCTAATCGTGCATTAATAACCGAAAAAAATAAGAACATTAATGCATTTTTGAGCAGATGGTTTAAATATGAGGAATTTAATGGAAAAAATGTTGTTGATGTAAATAAAGTATCACGTACTGTCAGTGATCCATTTAAGGGAAAAGCTAAGATTATGGGTGAGATGATGACTACTGCAGTCAATAATGCCTGGATGGAAATAATGAGTAATCTTGAAAAAGCTGGAACAGTTCATACTGGTTATTTTAATGCAGTTCAGAGTATGTTAAATAAACTTTATTGGCCTTTGAATATAGAGAAGACCGGTAAGGTTCCTGTCGTTGCAGAAGCAGATGAAGATCTTCTTGTCACTGATGTTAAAGAGATTCATGTTCCTTATGCAAATTTCAGTGTCAATGATATTCTTAATAATTGGAAAGATCAATTAGAAAATACTGTTGATAAAGTTGGAAGGGAACAAACCGAAGAGGATGAGTTAAATACTATAAACTTTAAATTACCAAAGACAAATAATACAGATGCAAGAGAGACTGATGCAATGATCCTTGATGGAGTTAATGAAGGTATAAGTAATAATCCAATAGAAGGATTTGATAGTTCGGGTACACTTCAAAAGTCAAGTCAATATTGGACAGATGATGAAGATCTGACAGAGAATATTAAGAATCGTCCTGTTTCCGATTATAATAATTATCAGGGATTATACAGAGAGTTTGGAAGGGCGGAAACTGTTCATGATATACGTAGACAGATAGCATATAATATTCATCGCAAGAGTCATTTTAATAATCTTGGTAAGAATCCTGTTCCTCTTAATGATGCTATCAGTGCTGTAGAGAATGCATTTAAGGCAACCAGACGCAGACAATTAGCTGTTGTTAATACAAATGTTGATAAACTTATTGGTGCAATATCTCCGGATGATCTTCCAAGTCTTGACAATGAAAGTTTAAAACAATATTATTATTATAGATTGTCAGATGAAAAAACAATAAGAACATTTATCCAGAGTGTATTCCCGGGATATAATTTTTATCGTAAGGCATTTGTTAAATGGGGGCAGGATAGTATACAGACTGATCATGACAAGGTTGATCCGGAAATGTATAAGGATGATATTGTTGATTGGCAACTTACAGTTACGGAATATAATGAATACAGACATACAGAGTCTGGTGAGATTGAGAAAGTAAAATCTTTTGATACTATAAGTCCATTTGGTGAAGGACAACGATTTGTCAATGTTAATGATTTAAGTAGATCACTTAAGGAAGTTGCTGATAAAACTAAAACTCGTTTAAAGAATGATCCTACTTTAAATTTCACTGATACATTCTTCCAGGAACTTCTTGATCTGGCATCAGGAGCAAAGAGTAATAATTATAAATCGAATAATATTCTAAGTTTTGTAGAGAAGTATTATGGTATGCCATTTATTGAAGGTGAAGGAGTGATCACTAAGACTATAGGATCATTGAAGGAAATATCTGATAGATATCTTAATGAGGAAGATGGTAATTTAAAAGATAGAGGGATAGATATTGCTAATCTTATAACTGCTACTATAAATTTTAATAAATCTCTTATTAAACGTACACAAGCAGATCTAAGGATAACCGGTTTTGATCCGGATAGATTTATTAGTTTACGTACACAGGAAGAAAATACTGAGGAAATTATAAAGAATGAATTTAAGACTCATATAGTACGCAGGGTATTTTATCCTGGTAGTCAATCTGTAGTTAAAGAGATTCATGATGCCCTTATTGGTGATAAAGAGAATAAGGGAAAGGTGTGGGATATACGTGATGATGGTATTTATTATGTAGGACGTGATAAGGAAACACAGGTAATAATAAATCGCAATGGGAAATGGATGTTTGCTGATCTTCCAGAAACAAGTCGTAAGGAGATGTTACTTCATATGAAAAGTTTTCTTGGTTTATCTCATATGCGTCAGGATGCATTCTTGAATATGATAGATAATAATGTTCCTGCAGTACGTGATAGACTTGCTGAGAAAATAACTAATCTTGATGTTAGTAGTGATACATTTATTTCAGATCTTGTCGCTGAAGGATTTGCTAATATGTTCTATAGTATTTATGCCAATATTAAACTTAGTGAGAATCTTAAAGGTATTCATGATAAGTATGCAACAGATACTTTGGATATTGACAGAAGACTTGAACTTGGAGAATTTACCGAAGAAGAAGCGGAGAAAAAATATAAGAAGATTAATAAGAATGAAGAGAAGTATAAGGAAGAAGCAAGGAAAAAGATACCGTTTCAGGATCATATGAATAGGTTTCTTAAGAAATTTAACCTACGTGAAGAAAATCTGGATGATATAAATAAGGTTGTGGACCTGGAAGATGATGAAGGAACTATCAATAAAGAGATATTACCAACTCCGGTAGATTTTTATCCTTTTTTAACTGCTCTTGGTATAAGTGAAAGTTATCACAGAGGAGAGGATTGGAATCGGTGGGGAACTGATTATGTAGGTCATATAAGATATAATTTCGAATTATCATCTGAACTTAAAGAAACATTTGCACATGGTAGTAGATGGATAAAGGATCAAGTAAAGAAAGATATTGTTGCAGATCCTTCTGTTATCAATACAAGTCAGTTTGTGCAGATGAGAGATGGTGTCAAAGAATACTATAATATTTTACTGGATCCAAAGAGTACTGCAGAGATTATACGTCTTATAGATTATACAAGTATTGATCAGATCAAGGCTACTGATGATCCCAATGAGTCTGATCTTAATACTATGCTTATCTCAGCTTTTGCTGATAGTATTCAACGTAACAGATTAGGTCAGCCGGAAAAATTATTAATTGATGTGGGCAATATATCTGATACTGGACGTATATTTCTTGCAGAATTTACATTTGATAATACTGGACATAAACATCTTATTGAAGATATCACAAGGGATGAAAATGGTAGGATAACCGGAATGACTATTAATGAAGATCTTATTCTTAATGCAGTATATAAGGAGTTTCAACATAGAGCAAGGGTTGCACAGTTGAGTCAGGCAAGAGTAACTAAGGTTCTTGGTAGGAATATACCTTTTTCAAGAGAATGGAGTACAAAGGATCCTAAATTGATTGAAAGAGCATTAAGAGAACTGGAAGACATTACTGATTATGAGGTTAAAGGTAATATATTGCAACTTGGCAGGGCACCGGTGTTTGATGATCCAGTGTTTAATAAACAGAATTGGAGCAATATTCAGAAGGAATGGAATCTTAATATGTTGAATAATATTTTTGATGAAGAGTATAAGAATTTTGCTACAAAATTATCTCATGCCAGGTATAAACCTTTATCATGGATGAAAGGATTATCTCCTTCAGAAAGTGATTGGTATTATAAAACTAATACTGGATTAAGAGAAGGTAGAATAATGGGTTATAATCCATTCTTCAGGGCATTCTTTTTTGCTTCAGAGATCTTAAAATACAATATGGATCCACTTGTCTTTGCTGATCAGAGTCATTTTAAGAGTCCTACAGATAAAAGTAAATATTCCGGTCCTGTTAATACTGGTGGTAATTTTCTTGATACTGATATTAAATATGGTCTTAGTAAGATATCGAAAGTCATTTATGTGAAGGATCTGGAAGATGTTAATCCGGAATTAAAAAAGATTTATAAGCTCAGTGATGGTGGTAATCTTGGTAATCCTTTATGGGAATATTTATTCTATCAAAGTCTCGGTGGCAAATATGGTCCGATAGATAAAACAGATGTTAAGAGTCTTTATAATGATGTTAATCTTACAAGTGGTAAGAAGATTCTTCATAAAGAAGCTGTAGATTTTATTACTGGCGATACATATAATATGGGTATCCCTATGAGGGATATGTTTAAGACCATGGTTGATCATACCAGTATGTTAATGTCTAAGGAGTTAGGAAGAAAGATAGATGTATTTGCCACATGGAAGATGTTCTATGATTATACTGGCAGGAATGATTTCGCTAAAGCCATACGTCAAACCGTAGAATATTATATTGATGATGACGAGATGAGAGATTCGTTCAAAAGTAATCTTGTTTGGAAATTAGCCAATAGATCTTCTGTTAAAGGTGCTATATCCAAAATTAATATTTATAATCCATGGAATGATATCTATGATCCTCTTAATATCAAGGAAGGGAAGAGGGGTTTAGATCTTCTTTCTGATGATATAAGAAACGATAAGATTAAAGTGGTATTAAATCCTTATCAGGATGTCTTTGATCCATCCAGGGTAACGCCAATGCTTCAGATCATGTCTTATGCAGGGGTTGGCAATGAAGTTAATCGTAGAGCAGGGAAAGAGATAAATCGTTTATTCCGTACATTATTTATTAATGCAAAAAGAGAGATAGATGATAAGATATCGGAAGAGATTGTTGAACCAGGATTGAAAGGTGAAGATCGTAGGATTGCACAATATGAGAAATATTTACGTGGTGTAGGAATGGATGCTTTAAATGAGATGGGGCAGATAGGAAACTATGCAGAACTTGTCCTTAATGAACAGATCTCTGTAGGAATTCCACCTCTTCGTCAGAAATTATTACAGGCTTACCGTAGTCTTATAACCAGAAAAGCTATTAAACCATTCTTCAGTGGTCTTAGAGCAAATCAGGTAACGGCAGATTATTTTGATGTATTTGAAAAAGATGGTATTCCTTATTCTCTTAAAGAAGTTGAGAGAGATCTTAAGATGGAAATTACCCGGGAGAATATTAGTCAGGTATTATCTAAAGGATATACACGTAGAAAACTACATGGTATGAGAAAAGGTGAGGATGGTACAACTCCTGGCGAGATGGTTATGCCATTTTCATATATGACAAGATTTGGTGTAAAACCTTCAGAGAGTGTGAATGATTTATTTACTATTATTCTTAATGATGGATTACGTATTAATATACGCAAGATGGATAGGAGTGCCAGGATGAATACTATAGCTGAGAATCTTCCGAAAACAGATTTTAATGCTACACCGATGGTACGTCAGTTTCGTGAACTTGAAGGAATATTTAAACCAGATACAGAAGTTACTGTTGATCTTAACAATATAATAAGTTGGATAGACAATGTTGAGAATACTCTTAGTGCTATATCTACACGTATACCTTCACATGGATTACAAAGTGCATTCCTAGGAGATATAACATTCTTTGTCAATGATAATGGCAATAATACATATATCCCAAGTGAACAGACAGTATATGATGATACTGACTTCGATATTGACCAAAGAAGTGTTTATTTCTATGCTTTGGATGAGAATAATCTTGTTGACAGGAGTGATAATGCTGGTGGTATACAAAATGCTATTCTTGATCAGTTAAGGACAATTTATCTTGATAAGATAAATTCAGAGAATATATTTATCACTTCTGAGATAAATAATCTTGAAGAAGAAGCTGATAAGATACCAAGAGATCCACGGTTTATGCGTTGGAATTCTTATGCTAATCATCTTGAGATGTATAATATCTCACGTAGTGGTAAAAAAGCTATAGGTATATTAGCTAGAAGTATGAGTACTATAGCTTATATGGCACAACTTGGTCCTGCCGGATTTTCACTTGCACCAGGATTCCTTAAAATGTTTCAGAATCTGGATGTTGCAGGAAAGGAATCTATATTGTCTAAAGAAGGTGACTGGCTTGTTGCTGCCTTGGATAATGTTAAAAAACTTATCCTGGGAAGATTCGGTATAAGTTTATCTGCTGTTCCATTACTTCCTGTTCTTATCACTGAAGGAAAGACAGTGGATGATATAAGAAAATTCTTTTTTCATCCGGCAATAAGAAATGTATTTTATGATGTTGAAGCTGGAGAATCTGCAAGTGAAAGTATGAGGGATCACTTACTATTAGATGTGATCGATAAAGATATTAAATTATATCAACCACTTGAAAAGAAAGAGATAGAAGAAACTATTAAAGCAATTGATGATTATAATAAAGAGATTAAGAAAATTAAAGTGGATACTCCTAAGTGGAAAGATAATCCTTTACTTGTAGATCAGATAGAAGATAAGATTTCTTTAAGAAATAAGTTAGAAGATACACTTGAGTCAAATGATAATTATAGTAAACTTAAGGAACTTAAATCTATTGCAGTTAAAGCAGAGGCATTAAGGAGACTCGGTACGTTTATTGGTCTTCGTAATGGTATTATTGCCCTGGATTTTGAGAATGAGATGTTTACATTCAATGCTCAGAGATATACTGGTATGACATATAAAGATTTCTTTGGCGATCGAAATATTCCACCTAAAGAATGGACTCTTGATTCTCACATGACTTATTATGCCTCCAATAGTGATGACTATAGTTTCTTTGATAATGATCTTACTCATCCATTAAGAAAAGATATTGATGCAGAGAAAAACCGGTTGTTCAAAAACGAATCGGATATAGCAAGTCAGATTAATATAACTGAAATATTGAGAAATCTTCCTCAGTTCAATGAATATTATCGTGAACATGCCGAGGAGTTTGAACAAAATATGAAGACATTTCTTTTGAATGATCCTGAATTTTATAAATGGGGAATGAATTTCTTACATGGACAGAATAGATCAAATTGGGGGTCAAAGAAGATATACTATGGATTTTTTACTGCCATAACTGAAGAGATACTTGATTTTCATTGGAAGAGTAAATATTCTGAAGATAGGTTTGATCTGTCTTATCCTGAATATTATGATGGTCACTGGCATAAGAAAAGTACAACTACGAATAAGTTGAATATATCCAGTGGTTATGATCGTGCTATGTACCTACTTCAGTTTCCATATTTTATGGAACATATTATTAATATATCCAAACTTGAAAAGTCAGATTATGATGTCTATTGGGAAGATATAAAAGATATTGGTGGATTTACTAAAGAAGATATAAATGCTATAAAGAATAGTGGATTTTTAAATAGGTTACAATTAATAGGAAGAACAGGACAAGAATTTTTTGGATTAAGAGATAATTTCGGACTGTCTGATAATGATATAGCAAACTTATCTAATGACTTTAAAATGTTACCAAAAAGATTACAGGAAATGTTCGGTGCAAATAATCTTATGGCAACATTTATGAGGTGGAAGAAGGGAACTATCAGTGATATTATGGGTACAATGATGTATTTTGGGAATAAAGGGTTAAGTGATAGCATGGAAGAATTTAAGAATATGCTTAAACATAAGGAGTTTTTACAGGCAGTTATGGATGATGTAGGTAAGAACTTCAAGGAATATGTTGAGACACGTCCCGGGATGGCAAGGACAATAAGAAGGAGTGATGTGATAGAGAAGAAAAAGAAAATGCCAGATGTAGTAACTTCAAGACGACAGATAGCAGGATTATATTGGGTTAGAAGTAATAAACGTTGGAGTAATGAATTGGATGCATTTCAGTTTGTTAATCCTACAATAAATCGTGGTGGTTTTGATAGTGGAATAAAGATGACAACAATATCCCAGGAACTATTACGTAATCTTACAGCTAAAGAACTTGATGAGATACGTAAGATAGCAGATAAACCAGGTAAGGTTGTAAAAGAATATTTTCGTGGTCATGGATATAAGGAAGGATCTGAATATATTACTGAGACAGGAGAGGTGGTAAAAGCTAAGGATGTTACACCAACATCTGTTACATTCGTAAAGAGCGATGATCCATTGTATAAAAAAGAACGTGAACAACAGGCGATGATGGATCTTGTTTATCGTGAAAAGATGAAGAAGAGGGGAGAGAAGGAAGGAGAAAGATATCTTGGTATTACTCAAATAAATAGTAGTGGTCAATTAGGAGAGAAAAATGCTTTATATGCTGCACGTATTCTTGGTATACCTACTGGTGGTGCAACTGCATACAGGTATAAAAATGAAAGTGGAAGTGATAAGGAATTAAAAGAGTTTGGTCTTGAACCAAATAAAACTAAAGATCTTATTCAGTCATATAAGGAAAGTATAGATCTTAATGTAAGAATGGCTGATGGTACATTCCTATGGATCGAAGATGAGAAAGAATCAAGAGTGGCATTAACACGTAATCTTATTAAGAAATATATCAAACCATCTACTACAACTACCGATTTAAAAACTTTCAGAAAATGGATAGTTGATAATAATATTAAGATTTTAAATGTCGCTGCCAATAGTGAGAGCGTTTCACCAGGTATAGGTAAAAAAATAGAAAAGTTTCTCATTGAAGTATTAGCACCATATGAAAAGGTACAGATAAAAAAAGATCCTGCAATTCTTGATAAGAAGAATGATGATATAAACGATATGGATCTTAGTATCGATATATTTAAAGCATTAGAGGCACGTCAGGTTGATGCCAGGGCAACAACTGCAGTTATTGACAGACTAGGACTTGTTGTTCCAGGATTGGATATTATAAAAGAAACTGATCTTACCTCTGAACAACAGGGATATAAAAATCATAATGCTTGGATAGATAACAAGGGAATACATATCAACACTGACAGGATGGCTTATGATACGGGATTACATGAACTTCAACATATCTGGAATAGGATTATTAAGATTCGCAATCCTGAATTATATGTAAGAATGCATGATGCTATAGGTAGATATATGGAATTAAATAAAGATTTTTCCAATGCCATACGCAGAATCTATCTTGAACATGGAAGAGTATTGAATGAAGAGAAGTTAAGGAATGAGATGTTATCAATAGTTGGTGGATTTTATACATTCCAGAAAGTAAAATCATGGGTTATAAATAATAATGTTGGTGGTTATAATGTAGCATTACAATTATGGAATTATTTCAAAGGATTGATACGTGAGATTGTTGAAACTGTAAAAGGATTTTTTCAGAATATATTTGGTATTGTTACACCTATTGTGAAAAAGCCTGCAAGTAATATAGATCAACTTGACTTTGCAAATGCTACTCTTGGGGATTTATTTACTGCTTTGGCTGATGATTTTGTTGCAGGTAATAAAATTCTGGATTTCAATGATGATGTAAATAGATCTATCTATCTTGCTGCCTATGGTCAGAATGGGAAGGCATCTGATGCTAATATACCTGTTCATAATCCTGTTAATGATATAAAAGATTTTGCTTCTTATCTTAATAATAATACCACCGATCAGGTATCTATGGATCAATTGTCTGAAGAACATCTTATCAATGGTATATCAAATACTATGCGTGGTAGAACAAGTGGTGGTAAATTAATTTACCAGGTGGGATCACAAACATTTTCTTATGATGATACGATAAGTGATGAATCATTAAAGGCTTTTATAAGGAATTCTATTGTTCCCGCCATGAATAAAGAAGAAGAGAACTTACCAACACAATTGGAAAGATTCATTACTTTATTCAAGGAAGGTCATAGTGTTGTCAGTGCAGGAAAGGAAGCGTTTCAGGGTAAATATAATTATAAAGTATTAAAGGATCTTATTCATTATATAGGTGGTTATGATACTGTTGTTGAGATAATAAAGTATTCAAAACTTAAGAATCATAAGAACAAGTATCTGGCTGGTTTATATAATCCCGCATTCACTGGTTATGATCCATATATTATTGTTCATGATATTGAAAGTGATGGAACTGCAGACGTAAGTATTCTTGATATAACAACTAAATCTCTTTCTAGGAGAAGATTATTTCTGGAAGGTAGTCATCTTACCAGTACTATCCAGGGTGCTGCAGATTTTACAAATATGGGTGGAGATATGGGGAATAGTGATGCTGATATACACAATATTTTTATAGGTATGTCGGCAATGAGTATGAGAAAAAGTACTGATAATAAAGTAAGATTTCGTAATCTTGGTAGTATAAGAGTAACATATGGAGGTGTAGAATCTCATCTGGTTGTCGATTTGAATAAACTTATTCGGAATATAGAAGTTCTTAAGAAAGTTCCTTCGTTTATGAATGTGATAGAAAATCCGGTTATCAAAGAAGTGTTGACTGATGATACACTTTATGATATGAATTATATTCAATCATGGGTAACTAGGGTTATTACTTATCTCAGAGATATAAAAGATGAAGAGGGTGGAGTATTATCTGGCAATGCAAAGATCCAGTATGAAGCGTTTATTGATCCAAGTACAAGTAATGCAGATCAGATTCGTATGCTTAAAAAGATGCAATCTGATGTTGAACAACATTTTGGTAAAGGTTGGGATAAGGCAGCGAATCGATATGAAGCACAGATGATAGCATTTGCTATACGTGAATTGGAAACTGGTCGTCTAGGATTTGTCAATGAGATTCGTGATATGAAGAATCTTGAAAAATGGATTGTTAATCCTTTTGATGTTCATAATGAAGTTTTACAATACAGTAATCAGAATGGGGAACTTGCTAAGAATATAACTCTTGAGAAAATACGTCAGTTTGATCATATATTCTTTCCTATTACTGAAAAGATTATAGAACAATATTTTCAGAGTTTTCCTGCTGATAGAATTACATCAAGAGTACGTGATATGGGATCGAAGTATTTTGAACATTTGTATAAGAGAGAGAAATTAACTAATCAGAAAGGTGAAGAAATAGAAGTTAAACTTCCTAAGATACATTGGAGTCTTAAAGATAAAGAGACACAAGCTTTATATAACATAGCAGATCCAATAAGAAGGATTACTGATACTGATATTGAGTTTGCCAATCTATTACTTGATAAACTTGAAGAAAGATGGATAGATAATATCTTTCATCAGATGAAGCAAAGTTCATTTAATATAGGAGCAAAGGGAGAATATAAAGTAGAAAGGAAAGATGCTGAGAAACAATTCTATGCTCAATATACGAGAGGAGATATTCCGGTAATAACAAAAAGTATTAATGAACTTATGCTCAGTCTGAAGAAAAAGAATATCAGTGAGGCATGGAAGAAATTGGGACTTCATATGGCTAATTACGAGAATCTATTTACTGATGAGTTAGGAAGGAATGATAATCTTGATCAGCTTGGTAATTCTCTTCATAATCAGTTAAGAGAAGAAAATAGACTTGGTTCTGCAGGGTTATATCGTGATATCAATGGTAAGGTTAAAGTCAAGAGTGAATATGATAATGATATTATGAGTACCAATCTTGTTGATACAATGATATATTTTATGTTAGCTGGTATACGTAAAGAAGTTTATGAGACACAATTTCTTCCTGCTTATAACAATGCCCAGGCAATGCTTAGTTATATGGAATGGATTATTGGCAGAGATGATTCATTAAAGAATACTAAGAAGTTTTTAGATTTATATACTCAACGTTTAGCTTTTCGTAAGACTGCAGACGAACCTGCACAGATAGAGTTATTTGGTCATAAGTTTGATGTTACCTCTGTAATGAGATCTGTTAATCGTGGATTTACATTGGGAATGCTTGGATTTCGTCCTGTCATTGCATTAAAAAGTGAAATATTTAATACGCTTCAGAGTGTTATGACAGCATTGGGCACCGGCCTTGTGAATATAACATCTGAAGAAGAAAAAAGATATCTGCCAAGTCCTGCTGATAATTTTAAAGCTCATCTGATTTTTATGAAAGATTTACAGAAAGTACGCAGACTTGCCCTTGATCTCCAATTAATAGAAAGTACAGAGAGAGATTTCATAGATAATATTACTGTCAATCCCACAGCTAAAAATTTAGTGACAGAACAAATGGGACATTTTGGTAATAGAATGACAGATTATAAGGCACGCATGATAGGCATGGTGTCGTGGATGTTGATGGAAGGAAGTTACGATGCTTATAGTTATGATAATAAGTCTGGCAAGATAACTTACAATGAGATCAAGGATCTTAGATTCTATACCAAAGATGGTATTAAGAAAACCGAACATGGAGAATATGCTATACTTCAACATATAAAAAATAATCTTGTCAAAGAAGGTGTTAATAAACCTATGGGACATGATTTTACGTTATCTAATAAAACACTTAAGTGGTATGCAGATAAATATATTGTTGGTGGTTTTACTGAAATAGATAAACCGTTAGCATCTATGACATGGTTAGGATCAATGATAAGTGTATTTAGAATGTTCTCATTTCCCAGGTTATTTAATATGGGATTGTTTGCTAAAACACGTCAGGTAGAATATGGAGTAGGTTATAAGGCAATACAGGATGATACAGGAGAATGGATTGCACAGAAAGATATGTTAACATTAGAAGGAGCATGGCAGAGTATTCATGCCACAATGAAAGCACTTACTAATCTTAAAAAACAGAATTTCCCGGAATGGTGGAATCAACAATCGTTCTCCAGAAAACTTAATCTTATGAAGTCTGCTGTTACTCTTGCAATATTTAGTATGATAGTAGGGTTATTTAAATCATGGGATAATGATAAACTGGAACAACAATTTGCCTGGATAAAGAGAGACATTATCATTGCTTTTACTGCGGAAGATTTTCTTCAGAATCCTATTCCTATTGTTGGTGCTATAATAAGGTTAGCTAATTTGACTAATGTTTCCGATATAGGTAATATAGGACCGGTAAGAGACGTAAGGTTTATACAACGTATAAGAGATTCCATTGATTAGAATGAATAATCTAAATGGTAAAAGGGGGATGCTCATGGCACTTTCCCCCTTTGTCATCACGGCAATCAAACAAACACAAATAACCTTCCTTCTTTAATCCAGGGATCTAGATTATCTGAGGTGGTTACTTCTGTAATTTCTTGTTCATACCATCTGTCTTCTTTTGTTCCGTCAGGACGTTCTGGTGAGAATAGAATATATTTCATTCCTATTTTTACTTTGTAGTAGTTAGGATAGTCCGGACCTATTTCTATGAAGTCTGAGATCTTTCCAAGGCGTGTATTAGGTGGTAATGAAGAATAGAATGTCATTTTATTGGTATAATAGACATCATCACTTTGGGTTCTGTTCCTTCTTTCCTTCTTTGTTCGAGTATAGGACATTCCCATGGAGTTTCTATAATCTCTATTTCTGTATTGATACATCCATGTACTCTCTTTTGTTTAAATGGTAGAATTATATTCAATGCCAGACAGGTAATAACCTTTATTCTCTCTGTCATTGTTTGGGATCCTATATTAAGATAAGGACAACCGGATGTTACTATTCTGCAGTCTATATCCTTATGATTATTTATTATTCGTATCATTATTTATTTTGTTTTAAATTAAAATACAGGGAAGTCCCTGATATCCCTGTATACATTATTAACTAACCATTGTGAAACGAAAAAGAACGTCAGGGACATTTTATTTTCCTTTCATTTCGATTATTATTCCAGGACGTATACCATATCTTTTAAGTACACCATTTTCAGATACTACGATATTATCATCAACGAATACAAGTCCATTCATAGCATCAAATGGTATCTTCTTAAGATTATCCGGAAGATCCGGTTTAGTATTCTTATAGAATATTGCAGTTCTATTTTCTAATTGATGGATCTTATGTTTTGGAAAGTTTTTAGGCATCTTGAAAATACATTCAAATTTAGTGATATGAACTTCTTCTGAGAATGGTATCCACCCGGGATAATTGGTTATTAGTTGTTGTTCGATCTGTGATCTCCATTCCTTCTGTTTCTTGCTTACATCACTATCAGTATAAGTATCTACTATGACTTGTGTTCTTCCGGCAGGATCCTTGTAAGTAAATACGTTTCCCTGTTTATCTCTTTTGACGAAGAACCTGGTAGATTGTTTTGCAAGTGGTTCTCCACGGAGCACGATTCTTATATCCCTAAATGTACCAGAGAAGGCAGGAGAAGCGATATTGTTTATCTTAAGTAGATATTCATCTATGCCAGACAATTCGTCTGGTGGCTTTATTTCGCTTTCTTTGAATAAGGTTTGTTCTATAGGAATATTCTGTTTGCCTATGTAGTCAAGATCATCTTTAAGAAGATAATTCTCCAATGCAACGATAGGAACGATATTTAATCCTATAGGTGTACCTTTTACTGTGGCTCTTTCAAATGTACGTACAATAGCAACGGGAATACGGAATGTACCAGGATAAAGAAGTTTTTCTTCTTTGTTTCTATAGGATATAGTTACGTCAATGGAATCCTTGTCATCCATTGCCAGGGTATTTAACCCTACACTTCTATTATACCATATTGGTTCTTTGATCTCAATCTCATGTATCATCGTTTATTTTGTCTTTTATTCTGAGCCAATAAGCATGACTCATTTCTTTATATCTTGGTATGCCACCATTCCATAGATAACATGCAATACGTGGATCATACTTGGGATTATCCCATTTTTGTACAATATACCACATTTTGACACTTTTTGTTGAATCGAGTCTATCATTTAATGTAAATTGTAAACTATCTCCTTGTTGTTTTAATATCCAGTTTACATGATCCAGCATGATAGGTCTTATCTGTAATATTCCTACCGCATCTTCCTTTCGGTTTATTATAGTATCACTAAATCCACTTTCTTCATTCATTACAGCAGTCAGTAATTTGTCTTCCTTGAAAAAATGTTTCATAGGAGTTTTACAATACCTTCTATCTGCATCGAATGACACTGTGGGATAAATAACTGAAAGAAGTAGGAATATAGATAAAGTAAGTAACATTAGCTTCTTCATCTATATCAGTTTAGTTAGACATTACGATCCTGGTATTTCCAGGAAAGTTTAAACAAAGGTAAACGAATGCTTGTTTAAATACAGATTATTTTACTAACAGCAGTAAGTTGCGTTGATTAAGTTTCAAAATCATTATATACACAAGTATAAATCGAATGATCGAATGTTGCTCCAGTAAGTATGAATGACATTATTCTATTATCTTCATCTCTTAAAATAAGAAGATTTTCTCCTATTATGAAGTTTCCGTAATTCTCTATCTCACATTCATTCTCTTGTGCAAATTGAGCAATAATTGTATACTTATAATCCTGGTTCTTTTTTAATTGTTCCATATTACTATAGAATTAAATCATCATCGGTGAATGAAAAGTATTGGTTTTTTTCCGGAGTAATAATGAGATGATCGAGAAGATGTATATCTATTAATGATAATGATTCTTTTATCCTGGCAGTTAAATTTATGTCCGCTTCGCTTGGTTTTAAGCTTCCACTTGGATGATTGTGTGCCAGGATAACACCTGATGCTCCGGAAAGTAATGCAACAACACAGATTAATCGTGTATCAGTAATCGTACCCGATATGCCACCCCTACTTAGTTCAAATATTCCTATTTCATTATTAACTCTGTTTAATAACATTACGGCAAATGATTCGGTAATGTTGATTGTATTACTCCACCAGTCGAATAATCTTTCATATACTGTTTTACTGGTAATCATTTTGATCTTTGATCCTTTAGATATATAGTGAATACCTATCTCAGAAACATTTTGAAATCTGAGTTGTTGTTGAATATAAATTACTTCTTTTTTTCTCATTATTTATTAAAGATTGATTTATCTCCTTTTAATGCTCTCCTTATGATAGTAGTATTAGGTAGTCTATGAAGTTTTATCAGTTCTCTTATCGTTGTCTTTTTGAGACAATATGCCAATTTTCTATCTTCTCTTACTTCATAGAATCGTATCTGAGTACCTATATTGACAATTTCAAGATGACGATTCTTGTATAGTCCACATGAATCATTCTTAAACTCTATGATAATAGATCCTGAGAACCTGGATATGATTGGTTGCTTCTTCATTTTAGTCGTCATGTTCATTATTAAAGATTTTGTCAACAAGATCGATTATGTATGCCGAGTTGATTATTTCAACTTTTGAATCCTCTATAGCCTTTTTCATCTCATCTATAAGCATTAGGAAATAAGAAATATCTACACCTATGAGTTGATCTTCCAAAACGGAAGGATTAAATAAATCTATTTCCTGGAGTTGTGCTGCCATCTTAAGATATTCTCCTGCAGTTATCTTCCATCCTCTCCTGATGAATTTCCTGGTACGTATAATTGATGTCAAGGGATATCTGCTTCCCTGATATTTTAATTCTCTCGTCAATAGACATATTGCTGTATCAACCGGAATGACAAGTTCCCTTGGTGTCCAGTAAGACATGCAATGAACAAAATCATAATTCTTGTGTATATCAGCCGGAGATCCCCAAAATCTGAGAACAACCTGGATCTTACCTTTTAACATGATAGCATTCGAAGAAATAAATATTGGTTCGTATAATTTTCTTTTTTTACCATCAAATGAAATATATCCTCTACCTTCAATGAAGATTTTTAATCTCCCTTGTTTGCTATTGATGAAATCATCCATATTGCATAATACTTTTTCGTCATTGAAATAATGGATTCTGGCAGTTTCCAGACTTTTATCTATCTCTTGTGCTTTCTTAAGATAGTACTCAGATACTTTTGCAACTGTTTCTGCTGTTGCAAAATAAATATCGTAGTCATTAACTTCTTCACCGAGTAACATTGAGGCAATACATCCACCGGTGATAATAATATTTTTTTTGATAAGATCAACAAGATCTTTATTATCTATTGATGTTATCCATTTTGAATAGACATTATTCAATTCTTTTTTAATCGTTTTCGTTTTCATAATTTTCTGGAGTTATTAATAATTTACATACAGGACATTTTACAAAACTAGTTAGTACATAATACAATGGTTTAGATATAATGTCTGCATTTATAAGTGCTTCAAGCATTCCTTCATTCTCAGAGTAGTCCTTGATAATTACTTCATCTTTGTTGAGAAAATCAAGATCAGGAATATTAACTGTCGCTGTGGCAACAGGAGATCCGTCTTCTAAATCGTACAATTGTATAGCGATACGGTTATTAAGATACCTGTCAAAAGATATTCTGCAGTTCCATTCACGGAATTTTACTGTTTTAAAGTTTTTCATGGTGTCCATATTTCTGATTGTTTTTAAATGTATCGAGTTCGTCATTGCTCATTGGTCTTTTACCTGTGCCACAACAAGTATAGCAAGGTTCGAGTTCACCTACATAACCTGTTCCTTCACATTCAGTATATTCAATTTCTGGAACATCATGTTCATTTGTTGGATCATTCATTGGGATTATTTTTTATTTAATTCTTCAATGGTTCTTCCTTTACAATTATCTCCTCTTGCAGTAATTGTTTTATTCTCGACTCTTGAATCAAGTAGCACGGAAAGAGAAGTATTTTTTGCACATTCAAAACCATTGGGACCTACTATAAGATATCGGCAACAATCATATCCTTGTCCTATCTTACAAATATTTTTTATATGATCATTCATTTTGTTCTGGTGTTAAATGTTTTTCTACCCATTCTTTAAATCTTTCATTGATATCATCCATATTTTCAAGATCCTCTGGAGTCAGATTTTCTTCCTCCATCCATTGCAACATTGCTGTTTTTATTTTTCCCATTATCTTTTAAAGAATTGTTGATATTTACTAATAAGCCATAGAGGTATATTTAATATGACCATTCCATTATGATAGTGTTCTATGTTACATTCAGATTTTGGAAGGTAGATTGTTGATACTCCGTTTGGTTGTTTTGAATCGAATCTCTGAATTTTATAAGAGGATGGACTATAATCAATAATTTTATAAACATCATCGAAATGATATTTATTCATCCGGATAGTTTCAGTAGGTTGATCAAGACTCATAGATTATATCATTTTAGATTCATCATATACAGGATAGATAATTTCAGCATCTGTTCTATAGTATTTACCATTTTTGAACCAGGCAGTCCATAGATCATCATTATTCTCTCCTGCTCCATTAACTTCCATTAATATATTTGGATGTTTTTTTGACACTGCTATCATGTTTTCTTCATAATCATACCATGATGTATATAATGATATGAAACTTGCTGGTGGAGTAGGTGGTCTGGAATCAAATGTTCCTTCAGAATATCCTGATAGTTCTGTAAGATCTTTTAATATCTGATTAAATTCTTCTATAGTTGGTTCAGGATTAAAACTTATATTATAACCTGTGTAGTAACTCATATGATTTAATTTTTAAGATATTCAATTGGTTTTATTGCAGTACTTACACGTGTACCATCTTTATAATTTACATAATATTCAGTACCTTTTGGAATAATACATTTGATTCTTTGTTCTATAATAGGATTTGGTTTATGTATATAAGAATGAAATCCTCTATCTATTCTTCCATGATTTTGATCCCAAGTATTGAAAATTATTCAAAGAGGTGTGCGTTTGGATGCTTTTCTTCCAATAGTATAGTTATAATAATAATAGAAAGATTGGAAAGTTCTTGAATCACAAAGGTGTCGATTTGCAACCTTATAACAAACTATATCCTTTTTGGCAGTTTGAAGTTTCATGGTTGAGTTATAATAAAAACACATATTAAAATAGTGTTAATTGTTTTGTTGTTTCGATCTTTTTTTCGTCAGAAATAAGAATTAATAATTCTGTCAATATATATTGTTCTTTCCCTTTCTTAACTATCATCCCCTCATAACTAAATCTACTTACATGATTATCATCAAGATTGTGAGATTCTTCATAAGTAAATTTCTCACCTTCGTAAGTGTTAAAAGGAACTAGACGATATGTTTTGACAGATTCTATTTTGAGTCCTATGGATACACTACCAACAGATATTCTCCAACCATCCTTCCATTTAAATGGTTTACGAAAAGCACTATCTGAAGCAATAACGTCAGCACTGTATGATCGACCAATATCTCCTTCATCAATTTGTTTGTTAGTATTATGATCCCAATGACCCGTACTCAATCTTGCCGGATCTACAGTATCAGTTTTCATTTTTTATCTTTTAAACAGTCTTCATCAAGATAAATATCAACAGTATCCCAGGTAATACCTATAGTTGCATCATGATGACGCATCATGTCATAAAGAGCATCTTCGAATTTATCAGGATCATATTTTTTAAGATATAACTTTGCATCTTCAAGATTTGTATCATCAAAATCTTCTTCGGGTTCTTCCCAATTCTCACTATCCCTTTTCAATTCAAATGCACGAAATACGAAATCTTCTACACTCCATCTAATAGATGTATCTTCTCGGTCTTTAAGTTTTCTTAATGTCTCATCATACTTCTTTTTGCATTCATCGTGTGCCTTACATTCTGATATGTATTCCATTTCAAGTTCTTCTACATTTTTATCCAGGCAGACTATTGCTTGATCTTCTGACTCACCGTCAATATCGAATAATCCTTCGATATTATGTCTTTCAAGTGGTATTTTCATAGTTATGTTTTTTTGATTTTAAAACTTCTTGACGTTTTATATATAGTAAATAACATATCATCAATCCAGATAAACCCAAACCAAGGAGAACCACCTTCTAAGGTAACAGTGATAAATTTTCTATTACCATTAGAACTTATTACAGAAATTTTTACTTTTCGTGTCATATAAATTATATTATTTAATATAAGTTATTGGTATAGTTCCTTTACGATAGAATTGATATACTTTTTCTTCTACCGAGGAATTTATCATTCTGAAGATCCACGTTTCACCATTGGATAATTGTAATGTCATCGTTTTGATACCATTCAATATAGCAAATCTTAATAGTTCTTCTTTCATGATTTTTAAAATGAAGTATTGCGTAAGTTTATTGAATCAGGATTATCACATGATACTTTTGACTTGTCTTTTGCAAGGCAAATATATGTTGAGGATCCTATAGTCTCACTCTGATGTACAAGTGCTGCAAACTGACATCCTATACATCCTTGTGATTCCGGCCATGGTATAAGTTCTACTTTTCTGGCAACCACCATGTTTTCTTTTTCTTCTGATAAATTCATAATATTTAAATAAAAGTGCCCCAAGTCTCCCTGGGGCACAGTACCAACTTTCTCATCCTAAACTATTTTTTATATGGGATCGTCTTCCTCTTTGATAGCTGCTGCTTTACCCTTAGATTTCTTATCTTTTGGTTTATCAGCAGGATCAAATAATTTCCCTTGTTTGTCGCCTGTCTTTTCATCAAAGAGAAAAGCGTAAGTTTCCAGGATTATGTTATCAGTAACTTCAAACAATTTATCTTCAAAATCATAATATCCTGATGCCTGAAATCCTTCACTGCTAATACCTTTTTTCTTACCAGAGGCAAACGTTATTACACCGGTGATAGTTACAAGTCTGTCTTCATTCAACTTCTTTACAGAGATCCCTGTAGCCTTCATGCGGTTATTCTCAAACACCTTGTTTAAGATAGGAGTTAGTTTACCAACTTCTTTAATAAGATCCGGATGAGGAAGAATATCCACATCTTCTTTGTGAAGTTTGTTGGGAGATGTATATTCTACATATACTGAGTTCTCCTTGATTTTTACTACTTGTAAATCAAATTCATTAAGATTCATAGGCTAATTAATTTAGGTTAAACTTATCGATTAAATATTGTCCTAACCGGGAATTACATACCAATACGTTAGGAAAGTCTGTCTCTCCAGGTTTATACATATTGGTAGCATAGTTATATAAATCATATAACTGAATTGGTTGAGTAGATTTCTTCTTATATTCTTCTACCAGGTATTTTTCTGCCAGGGCACCTATCTGACTCTGGTTTAATGGATATTTAGGCTGATCTTTCATCTCATTATTATCATGAGATATTCTTAAGAATGTAAGATCACCAACAAGTTCTGCCACGTGTTCCCTTGGTAATGCAATACTTTTTAATCCATCTATAAATTTCTTTTGCATTGCCATGGTCTCTTCATATTTAGCCAGGTAATCATCAAGAACTTCATATAATCTATTTACATTAGGAAGTTTATCATCACCATAAGTGGAGAAGAAAAATTGCTTACCATAGATACTCATATTGCTGCATACTCTGATGTTTGCTCCAATAGCTATCTCCAATCCTAATTGATGATAACTGAATGCCACGGCTCCTACATATTCTTCGGTAGCCAAATTACTGATAAGTATTTTACCTATCACTCTGCGAAGGATATAATTTTTCAACACACGTTTGCTTCCTTCACTACTAACATCACCGATGAATGATACTCCCGGGACTGTTCTGGATCCTCCCCTTCCTGCATATATAGTTTCAAGTTTGCCATCCAAACCATTTTGGCTTATCTTATTCAGGATAGCATCGATGAAATCATAATGCAATATTCCATTTACAGGTTGATATCCATAGTCAGTTTCGTTCCTTGTTCCTTTCAATGTGTCCAGTGTTATCACTTCTACATTGTTCTTTTCGAAATCGAATGTTGCGTTTTCCATAATATTTAATAAAGTTTGACTCTTTTTCAAAATCTTCAAGATCCATGGGTTCCTCATCCCTAATATTGATCTTTATTTTATCAGATGGTTTCATATTCATAACGGTCTTTACAATCTGTTACTGGACATAATTCGCATGTTTCCTTCATAGGATTAGTTTTATATCCTTTCATCACTTCATCAACTTCGGCTACTGTTTTCCTGACACATTCATACAATTCCCTTCTTTTATTAATATCCCATTCTATCTCAATGAATTTATCATCAAGTTTCTCTTTCTTGTAGTCGAATACCCATATATAGAAAAGATACAGATCAGCAGATATCACTTCCTGAACAAACTCAGTAAATAGATGTTTGAGTAAATTGCCTGGATTATACTTTTCATTAAGCTCAAGATCCAGATCTCTTACCAGTTCATGATACATTTTGCCTTGAGTATCGTCTAGTTGATCAGGAGATCCATAACAGAACTTACCAAATGTATTATCTATATGTCCCGTTAACTTAAGATCTATTGTTGTTAGATTCATCTTATGTTTGGTTTTTGGATGAGGTTTTCTGAACAATATGGTAGTAGGACATAGATCAAGATCGCCAACAAGAATTACTCTCTCATTTTCTTTGAATTGTTTAAATAACTTAACTTGAGTATTTATTCCCTTAATGACACTTATTTGATGTGTGGCACATTTTATCTCAAATCTTCTATACTGACTCAGAATCCTGTGTTGGCTTGTTAGCATTTTGCCTTTTGGTTCTATCCGTCCTTCAGAACGTGCTATTATGATCTCACGTTCTTCTTCCTTGGTTAGTCTACCCCTGGGAAGATCCGTTAGTTGTTGACCATCTCTGCCTGATCCAAGACATAATGTTTCAAAGTACAATCCTTCGTCCATTGGCATTGTCGTCTTCTTTTTATACTTTTTTTCAAGAATTACCTCACGCACATATCTCTGACAATATTCCTTTGAATTACCTTTATAAAGAAATTCTTGGATCAGACTAGAGGATACAAATATTTTTTCTTCCATAGTTAGAATGGTAAATCGTCTTCAGTACCTGAAGTGCCTTGATTATATACTGTTTCTGTCAAATCACCTTCCGGTGCTTCCTGAGTAGTTTCAGGTTCTTCTTCTGTCACTGTCCCTGGTGGCACTTCTTCTGTCTCAACAGTGACAACCTGGGCTTTCTTATACTCACGCAGATAATCCTGAAGATCCTTATCAAATTTCAATGCAAGTTCTTCAGTTTCTTTCTTTACCGCCAGTTGTTCGAACTTGGGATATCTGTATGTTATAGATCCGGTCTTTGCTTCCAGATAAGCCTTGATGATGATAGCACATTTCAATGGATCAAAGTCTTTCTTTATCCATGCATTAAGAGTACTACCATGAAAATGAAAGTTGACAAGTTCAAATTCTTTTTTATCATTCTTCATGATAGCATATACACTTTTAGTATATCTTACATCTCTTGCCTGGGACAAAAGAGATGCTTTAATGTCAGAATAGAATCCTTTTGAAAGGACATATCCTTTACCACCCTTACCACCAAAACATCTGACATTTAGAGGTTCATCATTAGTATTATGTACCTCATTAGAGTAAATATTACTCTTGGTTCTTTGATTAAATCCGGTTACTGTTGCCAGTTCATCAAGAACAAGGAAACTGATAGGAAGAGGAACGATCACATCCTTTTTATTCTCCTTATCATAGTAACTGAATTCACCTTTTTCTCCATTCCATTTGATAAATCTCTTGGCTGGATTAGGCATAGACGATCTTGGATTTGTTCTACTCATAATTGTTTGATTTAAGTGCTTATGTGTTTACAATTTGTACATTTGAAATATATTACACCACCAAATCGTGCATGTGTGAATTTCTTACATCCACACTTTTTACATTCATAGTGGTTCATCTTCCACTGGTTTATTTGGTCCTGGGTCTGTCTTTGGTTTTGTTTCTGGTTCTGTTTTTTGCTTTTTCCCATTTTTCTTATTATTAGGTTCTTTGGTTTTACTTGATTCTTTTATATCAGTTACATCAACAATACCCACTAACCGGACTTCATCGAGATCATCGACAACTCTTTCCAGGAATACTTTCTTATTATATTTCTTTGCTATTTCACAGATCTGTTCCATTCTCTCTTTACCAAATATTGCTGCATTACCGAGTACTATTAATCCTGCTGTATCTATTTGACACATTAATTCTGCGATAGCAAGTTTGGCTTCACTTTCACTAACTTGTTCTTTAGAGAAGTCATATCCATGAAACGAAAACCCGTCATCTTCAATAGTTATTCCTGCCGGTAATTTACTATTAACATAGATTTCTTTGATTCTTGCACGCTTAGTGTTAATAATTTCTTCAGCTTCATTATATCTTTCTTTAAAATGATCATATTTCTCTTTATTAACAAGATACTGGCTTTGCCTGGCATGAAATACACTACCTTCTTCAATGATCTTTTCTGCTCTGAGAATCATATTGGTTAAATCTTCTTCAGATGGGAGATCAGTCTCTTTCTTTTCTTTATAATTCTTAGAGAAAATGATGAACGTATTTTCAGTATCAGTTAATATTTTATCCCATTTCTGATATGTATCATCCGGAAACCATGTTTTACCTATTTCTTTTATTAGTAAAATATTATGTTTCAGGTCCTCTATATCATGATTAATACTTTCAAAATCTCTTTTTAGTTCTCTTCGTTGATTAAGTTGTTCTCTTCTTAACTTGACTTTTTCTCTTGCTTCAGGTAGTCGATCAACAGTTTTTAATTGTTCATCAGTTAATTCAATGAGCATAGGTTCAATGATCTTCATAGTTCTACCATATTCCGTTCTTTCATCATAGGCTTTTTCTGCGTATGCTTTGCATGTCTGAATTTCAGTCCTTTCTTCATTTGTAAGAATCTTATTAAAAAAGTTATTTATAAGTTCTCTTCTCCCAGGTGCAGTATTTGCTTTTTCAAAGAACTGATCCACGGTTATTCGACTATATGTACCTAATAATTCCCTGATTTTAGTGACAGATGTTATCTGTTCTGCCTTGTCATTATAAGCAACGAACTTACCCTTACCATTCTTCACATCAAAAGTATGTTCGATAGTGTATAGTTTACCATCCACACCTTCCCATATCACTTTCTTCCATCCTTCCTTTTCTCCACCAGTAACTGGCTGGACAGTAAATGCCATAGCACTTATCAGTTCTTCAAGACCCGTAATAGCACTGGATTTTCCTATACCATTACGACCTTCAAAGCAATATACCATGTAATTGCTAAGATCAAACTTCTCATTTTTAAGAAGTTTATAATTTTTAAACTCCAGGATAATTTCTTTCATCGTTGGTTATTCCTTTAAGTTGTTTAAACAATTCTTTTAGTTCCATATATGGGATATTGATGGTATACGGATGACCACTTAGAAAGACAATAGACTTTTCAGGATAACCTTTTACTGAACTATACGATGTTTTACTCGTTAATTCAAAACTAAGATCACTGATAATTTCTTTCATCTTCTTATCCCAACTGAAAACTTTACAGTTGATACGCATTATGATATAAAATTAATGTTCATATTCTGGTAAATCTGGTAATTTTGCCTTATGTTTCTCTTGCCATTCGGTCATTTTTTTAGACCATTTCATTACCATTTCTGCCATAATTCCACTACCTCCTTTGGCAAGTAATTGGATTGCCCATGTTCTTAATAGATCAGGAGCCAAGATATCTTGTCCTCTTAAAAGAAATACAGGTTCATCATCAGGAATTAATCCTGCGGGATCCTGAATACGATTGTAATCTTCTCTTGCATGTTTCATTTTATTTTAGATTTATTATTTGATTTCTCAATTTTCTCTATATATTCTTTTAACATCTTAATACGATGTTCAATCTTAAATAACCAGAAATCCATTGTTATTCTATCAGGTTCTTTCTCTTTAATCTCAATCCTTAATTCATCAATACATCTCTGTAGATCATTCCAAAATCTATTATCCTTTGGCATTTTTTTTAAGCATTAAATATTTCTGATATATTCTTTCTTCGTCAGGTATTAATTTATTACTTAATTGTAAATAATTAAGATTTTTACCAAACTCCTGATTATCTATACTGGCATATTCGGTGATCTGAGGTTCATAGGTAATCATAGGCAGATTATCTGATCGTCCCAGGACCAACTTGTTCTCTTTATAGTAGAGTTTCGGAAAATGACTTATAATGGCTTTAAATGGCTTTTTCTTTAATTTTCTTATTTGCTTCACAATCCATGATAATTGATCATTGCTATAATGAATAAGTTTATATCCAAATGCTCTATCAAGAAACATCTCTAGTCCTAATATTCCATATGGTATTCCGTTGATATTGCATTTATCTTTATTATCATAATCTCCCCAATAAAATATACGTATAGATCTATATGACTGTTCTGATTGTTTGATAATATCTATCATAAGATATGGTGTACCGGTCTTTGCTTTTTTAATAACACATTTATCAATTATCAGTATATTTAATCCTATAGGAATGATGTGTGTATTCCCTATCATTCGTTTTTTGAATAGTCCATTAAGATAATCCTGATATTTTTTGCTAAGAAATGTCATTTTATCGTCGATATAAAGCCAGTATAGTTACAGTTTGTACAAATATATTCCGTCATACTTACAGGTTGTAAAGAATATAAATGCTGACACTTAGGACATTGCTTTTTGCTTAATTCTCTTTCAAAAGATTGCATATCTCTGCACCATCTTTCAAATCTGTCATTTGTTTCAATGAATTTCTCATTATTGAATCTGTGTCTCAGTTCATCTATGTGTCTATCGCTTCTTGACATTTTGTTTAGTTATTTAGATTGAGGGTTAATTAATAATAATACTTACAAATTTCACATTTATAGAGATCATCATGCTCTCCATATGAACAATCACCATTTATATGACATTTTTTAGTTTTGATTTCTTCTTCTTTTGGATTTTTTCTTTTTTTCATATCTTTACTATTTTACATTTACCTGTCTCTGTTGGTTCAATGAAGACGATTTGATTGAGATGTAGTTCTGTATATGTTTTAACTACCCCATCACCTTTACCTAATATTGACCATAAATCATACCCTTTTATATGAGTCACATTCTCCACTTCGGCAATGGTTCTGAATTTTTTCCATTTATGAAGTCTTTGTAAAAAATGTTTCGATGGTTCATGTTGTAATGGTTCTGGTTCTGGCGGCCATTCCACCATCACCTTAGGTACTATTTCAATTATTCGAGCTGGGATCATTTTATTTCTCTTTTACTAAAATTACAATGGACATCCAGGTTTGGCCTGCCATATTTTCATCAATTTCAGGTTTCCAAACCTTAATTGCTCTATATTTGGTATTTGCTGTAATTGCTTTTCTAATGTCTGATTTTAATTTATTCATTTTCTTTATCTTTTAAGGGTGTGTATAAATTGTACTTATCCTTCCAAATATTCACTTAATTTTATAGCATTTGAATTATATCTACATATCGGAAAACCCGTATCCGCATTTACAAATTCTTCTGAATCTGTACACTTCACACTATCATAATATTTACAATTTTTGCATTCCATTTTCTTTATCTATTAATTGTTTAACTGCTGAAATAAGGGCAATACTTTTTGATATTTCTGATTCTCCTTTAAAATATTTATGAATGTTGGTTTCATCAACCTCTTTTGGCACAATATTGTAAAAATGTTTTTTCCACATTTGAGAATAAGTATAATTTATTCCATACCCCAATTCAATTAATTTATCCTCAATCCATTTCTGCTGGTTGCGGTCATGGAGAAAATCAAGATATTCTACTTCTCTGTTTTCATGAGATTCTTTATCAATATTCTCATTTATGTAACAATAAGTTTCTCCAAGATAACCTACAAACCTATGTTTTCTAACACCGACCCACTTGGCTATTTTTTCATTTGTGTTCATAATTGTTTGAGTATATAATAATAATCATCAGTATGCTTATTATGACCTCTCCATTGTGTATCAGAAGACTTTAATTCCATGAAAATCTTATATCCATGCTTTTCCATTACTCTATTAGCTTCTATTATCCAATTTGTTCCTTTTGGTATCTTTAGTCTGTATGCTATATCAACAATTAACTTGAAATCTCTTCTTTTATGTAAATTTTCCAGAATAAATTTCTTCATTTCTGGTAATACCATTCTATTATCTGCATTCTTCTGAATGGCCTCTTTTTGATAATGATAAGCATCATCAAAATGTTCATCTTGATAATACTTTTGTTTCATAACAAATGTATTCATCATCTTTTCTTTAAGTCTTCCCACGGCTTTTTATGAATTTTAATATTTTACGTAATGCATTCTTTTTATTTATAGCTACAGTATAATAATATTTATCGCTCCATTGTGCCCTTTTTCTTAAGAATGCTTCTCCATCGAATCCTATCGTTGCTGTATCCATTGTTTTAACAACATCACATTCCTCTATATCAGGATCATAATAATATAAAGATGTTCCCTTTTTCATTTTAAGAGATCCTACATATCTATATTCTTGTTGATCTTCTATTACCCTCTGATCTTTTATTGGAGGTTCAAGAAGTTTATCAAAATCTGCCATGATATATTATTTTTCTTTTGTGAATCCACCATATTTGGTTAAGTAACTAATGACTGTATCAAGATCAACCTTTGCTATATCTTGCATGTATTGTAACATAAATTCTGTTGATTTATCATTTTCATCACAATATTCTTGTGCTTCTTTAAGTAATGCTTTCGTTGTTGCTTTCATAACTAGTCTTTGATATTAATTAATATCTCTTAAATATTTGTTTATTGCAGATTGTTCCCAATTTAATCTGGCTTTTTGAATAATAGTTTCAATGTCTTTATCACGTTCTTTAATAAGAGAATTATATTTTTTACCCGTAGTAGCAGATCTTAATTCCAGATTGCATTTTAATATTCTTGCAAGTATTTTTTTTCTTAATTGCTTTGATGTCATTTTATTGTGATTTAGTCTTTGATATTATATAAATAATAATCTCTGCTTATTTCCCTGCTGGTTGTACCCTTTTTAAATCTCTGATTATACATTGATTCTCTTATCCATGTTAATATTGGTCTTATCCTGTTATCTTTGGCTGTATATTGAGGATCATTAGCTTGGAGTTTAAGTTTGTAATTGTAATATTCTCTGTATCTCTGAATAAGGAAATCAAAGGATATCTTCCTTCCTATCACATCTTCTTTGCCCAGGATATAATTTACTTCTGCACACGTTTGTTGAGGATGACCTTCCGAATTAATAACAAACATCTCATCCATGAATTGTTTCTGAGTAATATGATATATTCCTCTTTCTTGAAATTCCTGGATGTTCTTTGCCTTATCAACATCAGCATTATACCATTCTCTTATATCCATGATACCATAATCTGCCAGGAATCGAACTATCGCATACCTTTCATCTATAGTACCATTTCTGTTTCTTGCCATTTGACCTACTAATAATTCTCTTAATACATCCTCTCTCTTCCATACTTCATTATTGATAGTTATATTTGGTTTTGTCCTCTCTTCATCCATCAGATCGTCAAACATATTTGGTCTATTTAATAAGAACAATTGAGTTACTATCTGATTCTTTCTGCTGGTTCCTAATACGAATTTTGCTTTTGGTCTGTATCCATCTTTCAATGCATCTACAGGAAATTGTTTAGGGCTTAGATGATCCAGTACTAAGGTAAATGATATTCTATTATCGAGATTGTTCTCTCTATTGATCTGCTGCAGTCTGCCACATATATAATTCTCCCGGGATAAATCATCTTTAAGATCTTTTTCCATATCTCTGCAGATATTAAAATTATCTATTGCCAGGATATTAACCTTATTATATCTTTTGAGACAAAATCTGTCGAAATGACTTGCTATTTTATCTATTGTAGTAGGACGATCAATAATTTCAATATCGAAGTTCTTAAATGCTTCTGTTGCTTTGATTATATTGTTGAGATCTTCATCGGATATTTTCTTGTGTTTGCTTTGCTGATCTTCATCCTGAATTCCGGTAAGAATAGCAATCATGTTTCTGATGACCTTCATTTTATCATCTTCCATGGAATACCAGCATATACCTATATCCTTATTATTAAGAAATAACTGTACAATAATATTAATGAGAAACTTGGTCTTTCCGGCTTTTTCTATAGCAGATATAAATATTATATTATTAGAACAAAAATCGAAGATCTTATCTATACCATTATATCCAGTTTTTAATCCTATTCTTATCGTTCCTTCTTGTTTTCCCTTTATATCAGCTAATGTCTCACCTATGATATCTTTAAAATTTTCCCCAAATATATCAGATACATCTGTTAATGCTGTTAACCTTGTAGATATATTAGCTAGGATAACATCTATGTTAAGATCTTCTTCAAATCCTATTTTTTGTAGATCATGACCTATCCTTATCGCTTCTCTGAAGATATATTTATCTTTGAGTATAAGTATATGGTCTAATAGATGTGCTGCAGTAGCAACTTTGCTAGTGAGCGTAGTGAGGTAATATGGACCACCTATCTCTTCTAATTTTCCTATTCTTTTGAGATGCTCTGTTAATGTAAGAAGATCTATAGCAGTATTCTTTTCTTTCATTTCTTTTAATGCCTGGTATATAATCTGGTGAGAACTTTTATAGAAATGTTCAGGATCTAAAAGGCTAAATACTATGCCTTGTGCATCTTTCTCAATCAGGATGGCTCCCAGAACGGCTTCTTCTATCTCTATTGCTTGTGGTGGTATTCTTCCGTAACTCAGATCTGTCTGATCTTGAATAGAATTCTTGCCATTCTTCATATGATTTGAATTTTGAATAATATCTTGTTCCTTCTATTTCTAAGTACCATTCATTCCATGTTCCCATTTTCTCAGGAAAGAAATGATCTTGAAATGTTATCCACCAGGCATCATTAAGATTAAGATTTGCTTTATATAATACAGTATCCCCCCAATTATTTATCAGAATATACTGTTCTTTTGTTATTAATCCCTGCTGATATAATATTGTCAACCTTCCACCGTGGATATAATTATGACATTTAGGACATAATGCTACTATCTCCTGCAGTCTATATCTTTTGAGTGTAATATTGATATTGTAAGATTCATGTGCTTCCAAACGTTGTTTAACATCTTTTATAAGATTCTTATGTGTACCACATGCCCAACAACAATAATTATTTTCCTTATATGCTATCACTCGTTTCTCATCCCACCATGACTGTCCTAATATAGTACGTGGATTGAGACCATGCAATGGTTTTATTATCTGTGGCTCAAGAAGTAATTCTGGTCTTATGAATACTGGTTTAATACTCTCCAGATAGGCAATCTGTGATCGGCTCATCAGGATTGATATTTAGTTTTATACACCAATCAGTATATTTTTGTATAGATACAGATTTAATCTTCTCCATAAGTTCTCTGAAGTATCGCTGTTGTTGTATCTCTTGAAGAGATAATGAATGGTATCCATTTTGCTCTGGTCTATGACAGCTAGGGTGACACGGTACAATCCCTTGTGGGTCCAAGTATAGATTAATTCCGTTATCACTAATTCCCTGTTTCCCGGCAACATGGTGATGATCGACCACTCCCAGGATTGGCTGTGGACAGAAAAAACATTGTACGAATCCTCTATTCCTAATAGATGCAGCATCGACTTGTTTACAGACTCGTTTATAGGTTTTTTCATCTTCTTTGCGTCTATCACTGGTCTTGTTTAACTTTTTTTGATATGATGGAAGTTTATACAGATGATATTTACATTTACCCTGACTAAATATACGATTATTACATCCTGGTACATTACATTTCTTCATACTTAAAATGAAATGTCAGTTGACTATTTACTTCTTCTGTTGTTACTATACCATCAGCAAGGAATTGACTCAATAGATTTAGAGATTTAGATATCCCATATTTGATGACAAGTTCTTTAAGAATAACTCTGAAATTTATGTATTTCTTTTCTTGTGTCCTATGAGAATATATGAACATACCTTCCGAATCCTTCTGAACAAGATAAGGAAAATCCTGTTCGTAATCGATAAGTAGTGCTTTCCTTTTATTGTTAATATCTGCCGGTTTAATGATAACTTTGCATGGTGTCACTTTACAAAATGCCTGGATAACCATAATATCATAATTGTTCAAATCAGGAAATTGTGGAATATACTTTTCTTTTGTATATTCGACTTTTGAATAAATTTGTTCATTCATGTTGTTTGATTTAAAGTGTAATAATGATTATGTACGAGCCGTGAAGAAACAATTAGTGAAGAAAAATCCTATATTTAAATTATTGACAAATCGAATGATAGGATCTACAATATCTTTTGTTACACGCAATATATGCATTGCAATGTTCAAAAATTATAATATCTATATTGATAAACACTTCTCTCTTTATATGCCTCCAGATTCATTATATAAGCGTAAAAAGAAACGATCAGCGTCCACGATTCATTCTCCGAGATAATTTTTTTATTCTTTCTTTTCTCCTTCTTTCTTTCTTATGCAGTAGATTAAGCATATCATTACTTTTAGTACTTTTAATTCCTTTCTGAGATCTGCCAAAATACATCCTAGCACTTGCCCATGCCATTAATAATTCATCTACAGGTTTTCTTACCATCTCAGGTGGATTGAATTCTTGTTTTCCTGCATTACGTTGTGTTGTTCCCATAACTATATATTAAAATGGTTTCTCATTTTTAATAGCATCAAGATGTTCATCTGATACACAAAATGGTTCCAATTCCTTAACCAGCGTACATGGTCCTATGATAGATGTTGTATTATATGGTCTTGTAGATCGCATATCTACTATTCTTCCATTTATGAGTATTCTCCAAGCTTCTTTTCTTATTGGATCCCATCCATATATCATGGTCTTTTGGATCTTTTGTTCTTGATGCTCTGCAATGTATATAGTAGCATCTTTATTTCTTTTCGATAAATTCATAAGATATTATTTTTTTCTCTTTTAACTATAGATGTAGCTAATACTTTACAATTTTTCTTTGGTATTGTCTTTTCTATATTATCTTCATTAATTGTAATATAATGATTAGGCAATACAGATAATCTTTCGAATCCAATAAACTGTTTACCTTTTTTGAATCCTTTTGTTGCCTTTATGATTTTTAATAGATATTCTTGCATCTTCTGTTATTATTAATCCATGTATAATATTCAGCAACGTTTCTAATTTTAATGAAAACCTACTTTCCACATAATATTTGTCACCTATTTTTCTTAATATATGCATTTTGCACCGTTTTGCTATTCTGTAATCTTTTGTGAGAATACGTTTGGTAATAATGATAATATTATTATTAACACAGTCATCATAGTTAGTAATTATTATTTTGGCAGGATCGCCACCTGCTGTTGTTGTCTTAAAGCAAAATGATTTCATTATTCTTATTTATCAATAAATTCAAAAACATGAAAAACTAAGCCATAATCATGAAATTGAAATGTTCCTATATAAACATGTTGATCGAACTGGTCTATTTTATGACCTGTTCCATATATTCTTATATGTCTTTCAACAATCTTATTAGTATCTTCTACTAAAGCCCAAAGGCAAGGAATACCTCTTTGTTCTTGAACATCAAGAATTACTGATCTAATAGGTATTCTAATATTTTGAGAAGCATAAGGAACACTAATATCATTAGAATTATCAAGAGATAATTTATATTTCCAAATTGTTTTCATTATTCTAATTGTTTAAAAAAGATTATGCTAAGAATATATCCTGCTTCTGCACATAGACCTATACCTATGATAGCATATAACATCCTCAACCATCTAGGATCTTTTTTTCTATTTAATGATAAACTGATGCCTACTCCTCCCAATAACCATAAACAAAATGTTGATATTATTAGTATCATATTGACTAGTATTAAAAAATAACTTTGTCTTTTACTTTGAGCAGGGAAAAGGATTCGAACCTTTTTATACAATCCTAAACTAACCAGAAAAGAATTGTATTATGCCATTACCCCGCCTTAAAGAGATCGTTGATATTAAAAAAAAGAAAGCGGTCCTCATAGGCCATATCCTGCATCTGAGGATTATCAGCCTCCGTGTATCTGACAGATAATCGCCATGTTTCTCTCTTTCTCTGTCAGTCCAGTCGGTCTTATGACATGGTAACTGTTACGGCTGTTTAAGACTTCGGCCTCACCGCTTTCTTATATAATACCATGGTACAGATCTTGGCAATGGTGGTGGTGCTGGCAAGGGCATTAATAAGCCCGGATTTGCATTATAATACCTATTCTCATATCTTCCATGAGTAGGATCATAACCATTATTAGAATAACCAGGAGACTGTCTATTGTCATTACTTGGAATATATATATAGACAGTTTGTCTGATAGTCATGGAATAATCTGGAATATATAAACCAGGTTGATCTGTGAGAATATACATAGTGTCCATACCTGTTAATTTCATGACTTTTTCTAATACTTCTTCAAATGTACCTAATATGGCATTCTCTGGTGGTCCTATAACAGTTCCTGTTGTTTCCCATTCAGGTAATTTGATTTGTGGTTTCTGTGCATTAACGATCCCTGCCAGAATCATTAGAATGCATACGACGATGTTTTTCTTCATAGGTTATATAATTTTCTTTATCTAATATAAATTCATCCATAATTTGGTTTTGAATATCTTTTGTATTTTCCCCTTTTCTTTTTAATTCTTTTGCCTGTCGTAATAACTGTTGTAGTCTGTTCATAATCTGTTAATAACTCCTTTATCCTTTGTTTCCAATATGGACATTCATATACTGGTTGTATTGGTTCTCTGGTTGTTCTGTTCTTTACAATATTATTAAAATGATTTGAACAATCAATATTAAGACACATGCAATCTCTGTTCCAATACCAATCTTCTTCTTGTTTCTTTTCTCCTCCTTCATTAAATCTGACGTATATTTCATAATTACATGTACTGCACGAAGACAAAGCTGCTCTGATTTCTTTAACCGCTTCGATTCCTTTATATATAATCTCATCTGGTTTATTTCTGTGTTTTATGAATATTCGTGTGCCTTCTTCTATAAATTCTATATCTTCACTTATTGTTTTTATACTTAAAAATTGTTCTACTGTTATTGTGGCATCGAGATAATCTTTTTTATTCTGTTTGGTTTTCCACCATTCATATATAACATGAGCAATATCAAGCCTATCTTTTTTCATAAAAGATATTGATCTATGGTAATATCCCGTTCAAAATCTGTCTGTGGTAATGTAGCAATATGTCTCCATTTAAGCACTTGATATACTTTCAATGCTTTCTTTCTATCAAACAATTCAAGGCATATAGCTAATGCTAATTGTGCTGGTCCTGATCCACCATACCCCCAATTAAAACCATCTGGCGAATGATTTATTAATCTTTGACTTTCTCCAGGATACAATTCTTTATATCTTAACCAGACTCTACCAGTTTTTATTTCCCCCTTAAGATGAAATGTCATAATGTTTAATTTAATAGTTTATTGTCAAACGAATAAATTCATTTTAACAATTTAAAAAGTACGAATAGCTCTTACACCAGCTCCACTACCATTTTTTGTTGCATAGGCTTCGCCATTCATATCTGGATTATCCCTACTAAAATCCCACATATTAGCTAAAGTTAAACCTTTTTCTGTCGAACTCCAATACCACCAACGATATGATGACATTTCAAAACCTCCAATAATTGCCCTATTAAGAAACATCTGTTTAAGTTCATCATATGAAGGCATAAACCAATCATTAAAGCCATTTAATTCTAATTGATCACAAAGACTTGCAGCATAAATTCCAGGTCCTTGAATAGCAATTATTTTTGCTGTATTTTGCTGTCCAGTTCCAATTAATTTATCAGTAGCATCTGTTAAAATATCGGCTCCATTATACCATTGTATTCCTTGACTTTGATTAGTTGAAGCACAAACTAATCCGTGTTGTCCAGTTTCATCAATATAGAATATTACACCACCAGCATAGAATTGTCCAATAGCAATTGATTCTAAAGAATAATAAGGTGTGAAATACATATCTTCTCCATACGAAGTACCAAATGTATTTATGGCTTTTACTCTGAAATGATAAGTGGTACCTACCGCTAAATTTCCTATATCAGCACTTAAAGCAATAATTGAATTTCCAATGATAGTATTCTGAGTAGGCAATATTACTTTACCATAACCAGTGTCAATACCATATTCAAATATTACTGAAGTTAAAAGTCCATTTGGGTTGACATTGCAATTAAATGTTGTTAATCCACCATTTATATTTGACACTGGCAGAGTTGTTGCATCTGGCTTTCCAGAAAGAGTAACCCATAATGGTTTACCAAATTGATCTATGGTTAATATCTGTCCTGCTTTTCCTAGTGGTAATGATCCCCAGGCACTATCGGATAAGAGTGGTTTATTAGCAAGATCATTATAATCTCCTGTTATTGCAATATTGGCAAAAGTTGGTATATTGGAAAGACTGCTATATTTACCATCAAAATCATCTAATATATTTTTATCCCATTCGATGAAAGCATTTTCATTTCCTGTTAAAGCATTTTCCGATAGAGTCTCTGCTTTGTTTGCATATAATGCATAAGGGACACTTAATAACTGACTGGTGCCCATCTCTGTACTATTAAACCAGACTTTAATAAAATAAGTATCAATTCCCCAATCAATAGTTTCAAAATTACCTAAGATCATTATTCCTGAACCTATATTCAGGTTCACCAAACCAAAATCATTTGTTGTCGGACTGAAGGTTTCAATATAAACCGGATCACCACTGATACTACCTCTAAGTATTGCTATTTGAATAGTAACCTGGGTATTTGTAATCAACTGTCCAGAAGAGTTTCTAACAACTGTCTGGTATTTAAAACTTGATGGTGCCTGTGCAAATAATGTTACAGACAGTATTAATGCGACCAAAATTGAGTATAACTTTCTCATGGCTTTGTTTTTTTATTGTTTAACTATCATGAAGGTTTTAAGTTCTTTATTCATTTCAATTACTTTGATAAGATATGTTGATGGGACAAGATCTTTAAAAGAAATTTCTGTTTCACTTTCTTCAATCAACTTATGATGCAATAATTTCCCTTGCATATCGTAAAGTTTGTACTGCATTCCATTAAGTTTATCTTTTGATATTTTAAGGATCAGATAATCCTGAGTAGGATTCGGATAGGCTTTAATTTCAAAACCAAGATCAAGTATTTCATTGATAGCAGTTGCTATTAAGTTAGTCTGGTGAAATCCCTGAGTAAGAATATTACTGGTGCCTGATAGAGTTTCAATGGTTACCTCTCCGACGGTCCAGCTTAACTGAGCTGTATTATTTTTAAAGTGATCTCCAGCGGTAGAAACTATGTTTTGTGCTTTTAATATTTCTGTAAAAGAAGATGTTATGAAAAATGAACATATAAAATAAAGAATACTTGATGAATATTTCATTGATTTAAAAGTTTAGATATGTCATTCTTTATATCGATTATTTGACGTTGCATATCCATTAATTCAAACACTGCTGTTGGTTTAAATATGATTCTGCTCATACAATCTTCTATATCTACCAACATGTCATAACTCTTATTAAGATCATCTTTAGTCATATTATTCTGATCTTTAAACGAATTAGTAAATATCACTAGTTCTTCAATCTTATTAGTTAGTTCAATAGATATCATATACAGAATTTATTAATTGATATTATCTTCTTTATCCTATCCACAATATATATTGTCCTGAATGGAAGACTCAATATTGATGATTTCCATCCTTTATCTGATTGCATTGCTTGTAATACTGGTAATGGAACTATCACTATATCTACTTTGTCATCTAAAAATACATTTATCCATTGATCCAATTCAAACTCAATCATATTATTTAACTTAAATACAGGATGTATAGTCGAATATATCTTACCAATTTGAACTATTTCATCATCTCTATCTAATGTGCCTAATTTCGCTGTTATATCATCTATAGCAGGCAATATTGTTCCATCTTCAAATTCAAATGCATAAGGTGAACTGAAATTACCGACTCTTAATCCACTACTTAGTGTGATTATTAATTTCATATATTTAATAAAGATAAATAGGATCTACATCTTGATTATCACCAAATGATGCATATATTATATACATTACTTTATCCAAGATTATTCTTTGTCTCACAATTATTATCTTACCAAATACTTTGACAGAATAGTTCAATTCTCCCCATTGAATCCAGGATTTAATGATAGGCTTGGAGAATACCAGGAATAAAAATCTAATCTTTTTCATATGGTTAGTTATTAATAATCAAAGATACAAAGATTAATAAGGAGTTTTGCCTTTCATTGGCTTGTAAGGACTTATTTAAGTCATTTATAGTCAATTCATATGCATTACTACAAGATGACTACCTGATTTTATACTCTGCACTAATACTCACTTGCCGCCTTAAATCGGATGAGATATAAGCCCCACAGGTTTGTCACTGATTCTCACAGTTAAGCAAGACTGCTCCCTGGTCCTTCCAGATCATCGTAGCCTTATTCCATATCACAGTATGGTTGCTAAATTATCGAAGATTATATTACCTCACATCATATATATCCTTCCTTTCTTTAGTTACTTATTAATGTTCATCGAAACGAAGATATACATATTCTTATCTCCTTACTCTTTCTATATATCTTATAATACTCCACCATCTGTATTATCCTCACATTCCAATCAGAAGGAATGCATGATCTATCCTGCTCTGTAAGCCAATCCAAGCCTGATATTATATCATTATATTGGATATATATATTGCAGGAAGGGTTTTAAAAAAAGGGGGTTTCCCCCCTTCCTTTAAGCTGACTGAAGATAGATCTCTCCTGCTTTCCTGCCAATCATGACTTTGCTGTTGACAAGATATTCAACGTCTTCCTTTGCTGTTCCTTTCGGTACAGCTTTACCGCTCGTTGTGAGCAGGACGCTACCGAACTTGTTGTGAGCTACCATGAGTAACCCAACACCAATGTTCTCAGTCTTGTTTGCACCATCAGTTTGCACTGTATGGTATTCCCAGTTTTTAGTAGAGATCTGATTTGCTTTGCTCACATTTATGATGTGGCAAGCATCGAAGTCCCTGCGTGGGTCTGCACCCTGCGGACTCTTTTCTCTCAGTGAATTCATAAATTAAAATTTAAAGTTTGATTACCGTAAAACATGGGGGTGATTATCCGGGGGTATATAGGGGGGCACACTATATATACGGGGGGGGTATATACAGGAGGGGATGTTTATGGATAGGGAAGGGATAATAATATAGTCTTTGGTTGGTTTGGGTATAATGAGATACGATAGAGTGTCATTTTGTTGTAATAATTATTTTACAATGGAGTGACATTCTAGTGTCGAAAAAGACGGGTTTAGACAAAAAAAAATACATTCTATCGCAATTAACTAATTCATGATAGAATGTCATTTTGTTAATAAGTATATTTTGACAGAATGTATATTATATACAACTTTACTGTGATAGATTTTAAGATATGGGACGATTTAAGTACAGAATTGGTGCAAGGGTGAAGATATTGGTAGGACATCCGATATGGAAGATAGATAGTTATCCTGGTGCAAAGATGGAGGTAAATGATATTCGTGTGGATCTTGTAGGCAAATATGCCACTATAAAAACGAGGACGATAACTCAGGGGATGCAGAAGTATGGTTTAGAGATTGATGATGCAGGTTATATGGCATGGTTTGGATTAAAACAAATTGAAAGATTATGAACAGAGACAGGGAATATTTTTATGTAGTGTTGAATATCGACACATGGAACCTGGAATCGTTCACCGACCTGAAAAGTGTAAGCGAGAGAGTTCCTGACATCTCCTATAGGGCATTATTGGAAGAGGATAAGAAAGATACTTTCAGGTATGTGAAATATCCTTACAGGGTATGGAAGGCAAAACATCACAAAAGTAAACGTGGAGGAAAGGGATTTGCATGAGATTTAAAAAGATAAGAAATAAGAAGAAGTTTGTTGAAGTTCATTGGGTAGATTCGGTAAGTTCCGGTCAATGGAAAAGTATTGATGGTATAAAGAAATTCTCTTCTAAAGAATTCAGGATTGTAACAAAAGGATTTTTGATCATGAAAAATAAAAAAGTTGTGACTATAGCATCTTCAATAGGAGAAGATAATACATATATATCAATGATTGGCATTCCAAGAGGATGTATAAAGAAGATCAAGTTTCTAAACTAAATAATTAAATACTATGGGATCAAATGCAGACAAATCTTTAAGTGATATTAAAGAAGGAACATTTATAGAGAGTATGATTAAAATTCAGGAATTATTGAAGTATTCTGAAGATCTCTATAATAAAGTTTATCTTATTCAGAAACAGATAAGATCTGATGTTCTAAATAAGAATGGTCTTATTGTATCAGGAATAGCAGGAATACATTCGAGTCTTGATAATACTAGTGATGTTTCTAATTTCAATATTAAAGAGATGAAGAATATTTTTCAACGTCTGACAGATTATATTGATAACGTGCATAAGAATCTTGAATTGATGGAAGAAGGTCTTATATTCATCTATGATGTTATTGGTATTAGACATGATATGGAACCTAATGAGGCAAGGAAATGAACTGGTTAATTAAAATATTCTTATATCTCAGGGTGAGGTATAAATGGTTTAAGGAAGTAAAAGACATACCAAATTATAAACTGACATTTTCATCCATAATTCAACCTGATTTTATCAAGGATTATTTTCCATGGGGATCTAATCCTAATGCAAAAACGAATTATGATCAACTAAGACAGAGATATGGCAGATTTCATTGCAGGATGAGGTTACTTGATAAAGGATGTTTCTGGCTTCTTAATATAAGTCATCAACCTTATGATGAAATCGATCATATTGAAATTGAAGATAAATTTTTATATGTGACTACCTGGCATAATAGACATGGAGGACAGAAGCAAGTTGAACCAGAAGAAAATGTTAATCCTCTTTATACTGGACATAATCATACTGACGCTCCACATAGATGTGTTAAATATTATGATCCGCTTATAAGACAATGGATACTTAATGATTCGCATTTGTTTACTGTTATCTGGAGAAAGTGGTTTGTAGCATGGAGGATAGATAATATACTTATTGGAGTAAAGTTATTTTATCCGATACCACGACAACAGATGTATATGATAGCGACTAATTGTGAATGGACTTATTTTGAATCAACACTATAAATAAATTTGAATTATGAGTAAAAATGAAGTAGTAAACATTTACCTGGATGTACATTATTTGGAAATGGAAGATACCAATGAAGGATTTAAGTTGGTATTATATGGTCGTACTAACAAAGGAGAAGGTAAATCTCATAAGATCTATCTTAACTTTTCTTCATTCTGGATAAGATTTTTTCTTAAAGATTTCAGAAAATTACTTACTCGTAAAAGAGAAGTTCTTGATGAATTAGAATCAGGATTTAACAAATGAATAAGACAAAAATAGATTGGGAAAATCCAGAAGAAGGGTGGAAACTTGATTATACCTGGAATCCTGTTGTGGGATGTAGACATGGATGTGATTATTGTTATGCCAGGAGAATGAATGATAGGTTTGGTTGGATAACAAGTTGGAATGAACCAGAATTTTTTCCTGATAGATTAAAGAAACCAATGGGATTATCAAAATGGTCTACAATATATGTAGGAAGTATGTGTGATCTCTTTGGAAAGTGGGTTAATAAAGAATGGTTAGATAGGATCCTTGAAGTTATTTGGCTTACGCCAGGACATAGATATATGTTTCTTACTAAGAATCCCGGAAGATATCATGAGATTATTTTTCCAGAGAATGTATGGTTAGGGACGACTGTAGAATCGTTATTAGGACTTGGTAGATTAGATGAACTTAAAAGTTATAATAATGCTCATGTTCATAAATTCATTTCAATAGAACCATTATTATCGACCTTTAAGTTCATAGATTTTAGTAGTATGGATCTTGTCATTGTAGGAGGTATGACGGGTCCTAGTGCGGTAGTTCAACGGAAAGATTGGATAAAGTCTATTGATCATTCAAATATTTATTATAAAAACAATTTAAAATGGAAAAATTGATTGAATTCAGTTACTATATTTAATTATTAACTTAAAATTTATTTATTATGACAAACTTAAAATTGTATCAGTATGCTATTCTCTGGCATCCAAAGAAAAATGAGAAAGGTGAAGATAAGAAAGAAGAAAAAACAAAACTTCTTGTTGAACCGACAACTATTCTTGCTATCAATGATCAGGTGGCTCAGATGATGGCAGTTAAAGCCATTCCCGAGGAATATTCTGATCAACTTGATCAGATTGATATTGCAATACGCCCTTTTTAGGTGTCGTCCAGTTCCAGGAAAATAAAAAAGAGAAAATCAGGAATGAGGACGTAAAACTAACTGGAAGTATATTATCGGGTATAAATAATTATTATGATAGTATTCAGGGGACCGCAGGAAATGTATTAACAACGGGAACGTCAGTTAACTGGAATACTGCAAATGCAGCAACTTATCATAATGCTGCATATTTGGTATCTAATGCAAATGAGAACTGATGAGGATGCCTGAGAGTTTTATAGAAGATGTACAGAGGATGCGGAAGTTACAGAATGAATATTCCCTTACTGCGAAACCAAATGTCTTAAAACAGATGAGAGAGGCAGAGACAAAGGTTGACTTTATGTTAAAGACTTATTTGGATAAGAAGAAACAGTACGGTTAAAATATTTTGAATGTAACATAAAGAAAATTTAAGAACTTTGTACCAGGATTAATCAAGACCAAAGCGATAGTATCAATTTAATCGTTACGGTCATGGCAAAGAAGAGATGGATTCAAAAAGTAAATCGTTCTATCAAACGCAGAGGCACAAAGGGAGTATGTACTGGTAAGAAGTTTGGTAGTCCATCTTGTCCGAAAGGATCAAGACGTTATAATTTAGCTGTTACATTCAGGAAGATGGGAAGACGAAGGAAAAAAAGAAGGTAATGGCAAGAAGAAAAGGTAAGGTTAGAAGCCGAAGTAAATCTAAGAGTCATGGATCATACAGGCGTATAGTACAGAGAAGGACTGTACGAAGACGTAAGAGGTCCATGCCTTGTTGTAAATAATCTTTAATGAAAATTATAGGACATATGATTAACAGTGTTCCACCGAATGATTGTAAAGAACATATTCATTCTATTTTCTGTGGATGTAAACCTATTGTTTCCGTTGGTGAATATGGTAAGATTATTGTTACTCATAGACCATTCGATGGAAGGATATCTTTTTTTCCAGAATTCGAAAACTATAATCTCAATTAAAAGTTATCAACAGGTGTTAATTTCTTTGTAACCAATAAAAATTATACATATGTTTGAACTTGAAGTAAATGATAGATCATGGAAAGAACGTGGAACTATCGAAAATGAAAGAGTAGAAGTTGAAAGAAGATTATTCTTTGGTTATAAACCTATCAGACTTAGAATTTATAAAAAGATTTATAACCAGGAAACGATTATTAAAGAACGTGATAAGGTAATCGGACTTCGACAGATATAATATTTTTGGTTCTCTCTATTGCCGCTTTGCAATTACCCTGGGGAAACTCAGGGTTTTTTATTTTAATGTTTAAAATAGTTATACAATATATATTATATATTATAGTACATTTGTGTAACTAATAAATGTCAAACATTTATATGTTGAAGGTCAAACCTAATATCAGGGAAATATGTGTTTATATTTCCTACATATAAGTTGGAATTTATCTTACCAGGTTTTATAATTCAGGGTGGGGGTTTTTATCTTCACCCTTTTTTTATGGAAGAACAAAAGACAACAAAAGATAAGTACTGGATTAAACCTGGTATGGCAGTAGCACACAGGACAAATCTAGGTTTCATGTATACAGTTAAGACAATTCTCAAAGAATCGAGAGAGATTAAGTGTGATAAAGAAGAAGAAGGATCTTACTATAATGAAAAAGAAAAGTGTTACATGAAACGGAAGACATTTATGAAAGGTATAGAAGTTCAGTTCATCAATCGATATCAGGAAATAGATACGGAGATTTTCCATTCACGTGAACTTATACCCTGGGAGATAGCACAACAGGGAGCAAAGATTGTTAATGATTGGATAAAGAAACAGATAAATTAATTATGAGATTTGCATTTTGGATACCGATTATTTATTGGTTCTTAATGAACTTAGCAAATATTTTTGATGCTGCTGGTGATGCTGTTGCCAAAAGGAATAAATGGATATTATCGAAGACATATCAGACATTAATGATATTATCTTACTGTGCAATGATACCCCTTGCTATATTTCTGCCTCCTGAGTTCATTACACTACGATGTTGGCTTTATTTCATTCTGATGGATGTTCTGATACGAATAGGGGTATTTAATGTAACATGGGGTTTATTCCGTTTCTGTTATGGTTATTGGTGGTATCTTGGAGACACATCACTATGGGATAAGTTTCTTGTATGGTTAATAAATGATTCATGGGTAGCAAGAAAGTTAAAACCGCCTGAGAAATTTGCTCTTGGATGGTTTTATGTTATTTCATGGGTTCTGAGTATAGGTGTTCTTGCTGGTGTTTTTTACTTAATACCTGAATAATATGCCAGTATATTCTAGTACATCTAAAGCCAAGTTAAGTTCTTGTCATGAGGACCTGCAGATACTTTTTACTCATGTTATCCTTGAATATGATAATACCATTGTATGTGGATATAGAGGAAAGAAAGAACAGGATGAGGCTTTTGATGCAGGAAATTCACAAGTTAAATATCCATATTCAAAACACAATATTATTCCGTCTGAAGCAATAGATGCTGCACCTTATGAATCTACTCATATTGATTGGGGTAAATTACAGTCTGCTCATTTTGCAGGATATGTGATGGGGATTGCTGATAGGTTATATGCGGAAGGAATAATGAAACATAAGATACGACCTGGATCTGATTGGGATATGGATGATGATGTTGATGATACTACATTTTGGGATGCATGTCATTTTGAAATAATTAAAACCTAAAATTATGAAAGAATTATTTAAGAATTTTGTAAACTTATTGTTTAAGAATGGATGGATTGTTATAGCAATGATGTTTCTTGTTGCTATTACTGATCTTATCGCTTTGACATCAAGGATACATTTTGGTGCAGGATTTGTTCTTGCATTTATTTATTTTGTAATATTTACTGTTTTCTTTGCAACTAAACCTAAAGATAATGCAACTAATAAATGACAAGTTTAGTTTGGAGTTTAATAATTATAATAAAAAAACTCCGGTTATTCTTAAACAGGTAGCAGATCTGTTATTAGTGTTGATCCCTGTTGTTGAAACAGTAAATCTTACTTGTCCTGAATTTCCAGGAAAGAAGTGGGTATTTTGGGGGACCATAACATTATTTTCTCTGTTTAAGGTTATTTCAAAGTTTGTTGCAGATAGTTCGCCAAAAGTGGATTGATAAAATAATTATTGTATATGAATCTTAATTTTTCGGAAACGGAAAAGAAAAGTCTTTTATGTGCTAATGGATTTAAAGTTATTTATTCCAGGGGGAAACAATTATTTAAAAAGAATAATACATCATATACACTGGAAGATGCTTTTTGGTTTACAGTAAAGAATGTCATATTAGGTGGATTAACCAGGGAAACGGTAAGTACATCAACAGTCAGTACTCAACTTATTACAGTCAGTGCTGGTGGAGTAGCACCACCTTATATTCCGACAGATCTTACAATATATTATAATGGTCGTGATGCGGTGACAGATGAAAATACTCAGAAAATAGATGGTGGTAATGCATGTCATAGGGATTAATGAAAGGAAATTAAAATGCCTGAAGGTGTATTAGATTATCATATTAGGATGCAACAACGCAGAGATGCGTCTACAAATTGGACATCTATTAATCCTGTTTTATTAAATGGTGAAATTGGTATTGAGACTGATAATACTAGTGATTATAAATGGAAAATAGGGGATGGCAGTCATTGTTGGACTGATCTACCATATATGTGTACTGCCACTGGTGGTGGAGGAACCGGTCAGGTATTTATAAAAGGTTCAGGATCATCTGTATTTACAAGTGGTACCATAGAATTTGCTACGGGTAATAATGTGACTTTTGGTTTGACAGGATCAACAATGACAGCATCAGCAAGTTTTGATGGTATTGCCGATTCAATATCTACACAATGGCCGAATAGGGCATATCTTGTTGGTGTTAATACTCTAGGAACAACTTCATTTACAAGTATTCAGAGTCTTTATCTTTCCGGTGATCAGAATATAACTCTTTCTGGTGGTGGTAATACCATTAAGTTTATTGCTGCTACTGCTTTTTCTAATTCAAGTCAATTAACTGCTACTTTTCTTACAACTGCTGCACAGGTATCACACAGTCATGGAGCAATGTCCATGTCATTAGAAAGTATTGCAGGAACTTTTTCTACTGCTAGCAATGGATTTACGATATCATTAACAGGATCTACACATCCTCATGATTATATACCATTGGCAAATAGTACTGATTATGCTACATCTATATTGGATAATACATTTGCTATTATAAGTCATAGTCATGGTGCAATCTCTTTGTCTTTAGATGGAATATCAGGTACTTATTCTTCTGCAAGTAACGGATTAACCATGTCCCTTACAAATTCTACACATGCTCACTCTTTCGTCAATCAAATAAACGGAAGTTCCGGAAGTATATCATTCAATACTGCCTCGAGTTTATCTTCTTCAGCAAACGCTTCTGGTATTACTTTTGGATTGGCTTCTAATATTTCAACAGCATGGTCAGGTCAAACAACGGCAAACCAAAGTAGAGTTTTAGACTTTAACGGATCCAGTGGTCAGATTAGTTTCGTTACTGGATCGGGAATGAGTACAACAACCAATGCTTCAACACTTACATTTGGGTTAAGATCAGATATTAGTACTGCATGGAGTGGTCAGACTACTGCGAACCAGAGTAGGGTAATAGCTTTTAATGGATCATCCGGACAGATCAGTTTAGTTACCGGTTCTGGTATGAGTACTACAACAAATGCATCTACACTAACTTTTGGTTTAAGATCAGATATTAGTACTGCTTGGAGTGGACAGACGACAGCCAATCAAAGTAGAGTAATTCAAATAAATGGATCATCTGGAAGTATATCACTTAATACTGGAAGTAGTTTATCCTCAAGTGCGAATGCATCAGGCATTACATTTGGATTAGCCTCTAATATATCAACAGCATTAATGCCTATTGGTTATTCTTCCGGATTTCAGACTGCTACATTATCAAATACATTTGCTCAAACAGGTCATACTCATAGTGATCTTTACATTGCACTTGCAAGCAGTACAAGATCTGCTGGAATAAATACATCTGTTTCATCAGGATATGCTGGATCCACATTAGCATTTTCTGCTAATTCATCTGGTATTACTATGAGTATTCCTGCATGGATAACTACTGCTGGAGCAGGTGGTGGTATTCAGGTTACTTTATCTGGCAATACTAGTGGTACACTTGCTGCAATATCATCTGGTACATTAACTTTGGCAGGTGGTAATAATATAACATTATCTCAGGTAGGTAATGCAGTTACAATATCAGGAGCCAATGTTGGTGGTGTTCAAACAGGAATAAGTGGATTAGGTAATTCACAGACTACTTATTCAAGTGGTACAGTGTTATTTTCTGAACAGAGTAATATAACTATTAATTCTTCTGTTAATGGTGCAAGTCAATATATAAGATTAAGTGTAGCTGATGCAATAGGATTAGGTTCTTCTACAAGATTTGCTGGTATTAATACTTCTTCGTCAAGTACTGGTGGATCAGATCTTAAATTTTCATTGAACAGTTCTGGAGCAACTTTTAGTGTTCCTGCATGGTTAACCACAGCATATAGATCAACAAGTGAATTCTCTGCATCATTTCTTAATACTGGTGAAGCTCATATAAGGCAAATAGAAGCTCAAAATTTTATACGTTCTTCAGGATCTATTTTTATATCTGGAAGTAGAAATATAACAGTAAGTGGCGATGGTACTTCAATATTATCAGTAGTTGGTCCAGAAAATATATTAAGTTCATTTTATATAGCTGGTAATTCTGGTACTACAAATTCATCTAAGATTAGTGGAGGAGGATTTGTTTTAGCTGGTGGTAGTAATATTACATTAAGTCAAAGTAATAATATTATCTCTATTCATGGTGGTGTTGGTGGAGCAATATCGGCATCCAATGGTTCAAGTAGTCTTGGTACTGTAGCTTTTGGCAGTAGTAATAATATGCATTTCTATTATACAATGAACTCAGTTGTTGCTTCTTTTGTTGAATCTACTCATGCACACTCATTTGTTAATCAACTAAATGGTTCTTCAGGTTCACTTACTATATCTGCCAGTGATAATATTACAATATCAAATGATAATGGTACAATATTTATAAAAGCTGGAGGAGGTGGTGGATCCTGGGAACTTGAAGGAACAAAAACTGCAGGAACTACTGGTAGTGCATTTAGTACATTATATCTGCAAGGAGGAAATAATGTAACATTATCAGGTAATAGTAATACAATAATATTTAGTGTAGCTGATGCTGCAGGACAATCACAACAACCAATGTATTTTAGTGGATCCAATGTGAGTACTTCTGCAAATACAATGATATTTGGTAATTCAAATAATATAAGTCATTATATTACCAATGGTTCATTAGTGGCTTCAATGAGTGAATCTACACATGCACATTCATTTGTAAATCAAATTAATGGATCTTCAGGAAGTATCTCATTTAACACTGCATCTAGTCTCTCATCTTCTGCAAATGCATCAGGAATAACTTTCGGTCTTGCTTCTAATATTTCAACTGCTTGGAGTGGTCAGACTACTGCCAATCAAAGTAGGGTAGTACAAATAAATGGAAGTTCAGGAACTATATCATTTGGTACAGCATCAAGTCTTTCATCTTCTACGAATGCTTCTGGCATAACCTTTGGATTAGCAAGTAATATAACTTCAGCATTACAATCATACAATGCAAATTATCTTACTTCTCAAAGTAATCAGGCATTTTCTGCTGATGTTTCTTCAACTTTTCAGACTCTTACTTTCCAGAATTCAAATGGTGTATCATTTTCAAATAATGCCGGAGCCTTAAGGATAACACATGACTTGCAGTATTCTTCAAATACTTCGAATATTACTGCAAATGCTATGAATACTAATGAAAGAGCAAGTTTTGTTTATAAGTCAAATTTGGCTGCAAGTAACTCTGCTGGTAGTTTTACTTTCCAGACTCTTAATTTCAGTAATGCTAATAATGTAACATGGGGAACTTCGGCTGGTAGTATCGTAACTGCTTCTGTTGCTGCTCCTGGTGCTGCTGCAGAAAGTAACTGGATGAGTTTATCTGGTAACATTGCAGGAAATTCATCTGCTTCCGGTTCTACAATAATGTGGATAGCTGGTAATAATATTACATTATCTGGAACAAATGGAAGTCAAATAAGAATTGATGGTGCTGCGGGAGCAGGTTTTGCATTAAAAGGTAGTGGAACATATACACAGAATTCAGGGACAATAGAATTTTCTAATTCTAACAGCGTAACATTTGGACTTACTAATAATGTGATGACGGCCAGTGTTGGAAGAGGAAGTGTATATTTCACAAATGGAAGTAATATCACCTGGGATTTATCAGTTGATGGTATATCTACAAGTATATACCTTACTGCTGGAGGTGGTACTGGTGGTGCTGATGGTGGTAATATTATTGCTGTATCTGGTGCTACTGCTAATTCTACTGGTTCTGTAGTATTCTTAAATAGTAATAGTATAACTTTTGGTATGAGTGATAGTACACAAATTACTGCATCATTTTCTCATCCACATCCTTATATCAATACTTCTGAATCTGGTAATCTTTACTTCTCAAATGGCAGTGGTATATCATGGGGAACTAGTGTGAGTTGTTTATCTACTACCTTAACAGGAAGTATTGCTACCACATATGCTGGTACTGGGTTTACAACTGGCACTACCGGAGGTAGTGTAATAGAAGGCACCCTTAACACTTCTGGACTCAGTATGAAAGTACCTGCGTTTGGTGGTAGTGGTGGTATTCAGGCTACAATGTCTGGAAATACAAGTGGCACATTGGCTGCAATATCTTCTGGTACATGGACACTTGCCGGTGGTAATAATATTACACTTTCTCAGGTAGGTAATGCAGTAACTATATCAGGTGCCAATGTTGGTGGTGCTCAAACAGGAATCTCAGGGTTAGGAAATAGTGAAACAACTTATTCAAGTGGTACTGTATTATTGTCAGCATATTCCAATTTAACAATTAGTTCTTCTGTTAATGGTGCGTCTCAATATATGAGATTTAGTATTGCTGATGCAATAGGATTAGGATCTTCTACAAGATTTGCAGGGATAAATACTTCTTCGTCAAGTACTGGTGGATCAGATCTTAAATTTTCTTTAAATAGTTCAGGAGCAACATTCAGTGTTCCAGTCTGGCTTATTACTGCTGCTCAATCAAATCAGGTGGTTAATAGTTTCAATGGTTCTACTGGTCAGATCAACTTAGTTACCGGTTCCGGGATGAGTACTACGACTAATGCGTCTACATTAACTTTTGGGTTAAGGTCAGATATATCTACTGCCTGGTCTGGACAGACAACAGCGAACTCGGCAAGAGTAATTTCTATTAATGGTACATCTGGAGTTTTATCTATTTCAGGTGCTTCAAATATTACAGTATCGGTATTAAATGGATCAACAATAACAATATATGGTCCTTCTAATATTCTCAATTCATTCAGTATAGGTGGCAATACTGGAACAACTAATTCTTCTAATATTACTGGTGGAGGATTTGTTTTAGCAGGAGGCAATAATATTTCTCTTAGTCAATCAAATAATACTATCTCTATTATAGGTGGTGCAGGTGGTGGTGCAGCTATCTCTGCTGTTGGCAGTTCTCAGAATACCGGAACAGTAGTTTTTTCAAATAGTAATAGTGTATCATTTGGAATGAATGGTAGTACTATTACAGCAGATGTCGGTGGTAGAGGGAATGTGTACTTTCAGGATGCCAGTGGTATATCATGGAGTTCATCTGTTAACAGTGTAAGTACATCCATATCTGGTATATTCAATGCTACAGGAACATCTGTATCTTCTGGCTATGCCGGTTCAACTATGGCATTTTCTATCAATACAGGTGGTATTACAATGTCTGTTCCTGCTTGGAGAACTGATGCTGGTGGTGGGGGAGTAGCAATATCTGCTGCAGGTTCATCTGTAAGTAATGGAACGGTAGTATTCTCCAATAGTAATGGAATATCATTCGGAATGAATGGTAACACTGTTACTGGTAGTCATAATGCAATAAGTAAATATAATCTTGTTGGTGACAATACTTTAGGTATTACTTCTGGAACATTCTCTGGTGATATAGTATATTTTTCTGGAATGAATAATATTACTATAAATGGTGCTGGTGGAGGATCAATAGGAATACAGGGTGCTATGGGATTTACTTCTACATCTGAATTTTCCGCATCATTCCTTAATACTGGTGAAGCTCATATAAGAAGAATACAGGCATCTAACACATCTTATACTTCCGGTACTATTGAATTTTCAGCAAGTAGGAATCTTTCAGTTTCTTATAATGCAAGTACAATATCATTTTATGGTCCTGCAAATATTCTTAATTCATTTTCGATAGGAGGTAATACTGGAACTACAAATAGTTCTGCAATATCAGGTGGCGGTTTTGTTATTGCCGGAGGTAGTAATATTACACTTTCTCAGAGCAATGCAACAATATCTATTCATGCAGGAGCAGGCGGTGGTGGTGTAGCATTAGGTAATACTGCAAGTAGTAATGCATTTACCTCTGGATCTGTAATGTTGTCTGGTGTAAACCTTACTGTTAATACATCAGCAAATGGTGCAAGTCAATATCTTCAGATATCTGCTCCATCAATAGGTTATCTATTTTTTAGTAATACTAATGGTCATAGTTGGAGTTCATCGGTTAGTTCAGTATCAACATCAATATATGTAGTAACAGCATAAAAAATGGCATTTCCAACAATCATAAGTCGAAGTCAGAATACGGATGCAGCAAATACGCTTACTCATCCCATTACTATGCCATCAAGTATATTAGCAGGAGATCTTGTTATTATATGTTTTTCTGTTGATGCATCTGAAACACCAACAGTCACTACTGGAACAAACTGGCAGACAATGGTTACTGTAGATAATAGTACAGATACTCTTGCAGTATTTTATAAGTTTTATTATGTTGACGGACCGGAGACTGTTGTTGTCACAACAACAAATGAGATGGCATCGCATATATGTTTTCAGATAAGAAATTATCATCGTTCAGGTCTGAGTTTTCCTTTATCTGTTTGTTCATCGACAAGTGGAAGTAGTACTAATGCTGATCCACCAAGTCATACACCGTTATATGGTACAGCAGATTATTTATGGATTATAGTATGTGGTCATGATAGTACAGTAGTGGCATCTGCTTGTGATAGTAACTTTAGTAATCTTACTACTCAAGCAGGAGTAAGTACTTTATCAGCATCTATATCAGTAGCAAACAGATCGTATAATACAGGGATAGCGTATAATCCTGCAGCGTTTACAACAACAACAGAACAATGGTGTGCGGTAACGATAGCTATACCACCAGTTATGGGAATAGGAATGAATATAAGAGGTACAATAGCAATGTCATAAAAATATGGCAAATTATCCAACTATAGAAGGTTCAATAGTAACGGGTAAGCATGAAACTAATGCCTATTATCATGAAATTACTATGCCTTCATCTATAGTTGTAACTGATCATATTCTTGTGATATTTGTTATTGATACAAGTGCGAATTGGGAATCTTATTATTCAACAATATATTCAAGTACTGGAACCTGGGATTTCCATAATTCTTATAAATCTTCATCGTTTGAGATTGATATTTTAGTTGGTCATCCAACGACAGGTGGGAGTATTGCTTTAACAATTGAATATCCGGAACTGCAAATGTCTACTTATATTGCTATGAGGATAAGTGCTCTTAACACATGTGACCTTACAGGTATGCATAGTGAAAATAATGATCATTATACCTTAGATTATGCTGGTAGTACGTCAACTAATGCTGATCCACCTGAAATAGTTACTTCCGATGGTGGATCACAATATTATTTGGATATTGCATTTGCAGCATTTGCTGGTATTCTTACTGCTTCTGCTGCACCTACAACTTATAGTGGATTTACAACAGAGACAGCTACATCAACTGAAAATAATTCAATAGCATTTGCTTATAAACAAACACAATGTCTTGGTATAAATCCCGGTTATTTTACATCGGATAATGCAACTTGGACTGCACTTAATATGATGATGTATCCACAGATTGCATGTGAAGTCACTAATTTGCTTATTAATATTTAAAGAATTATGGGAGCAACATTAACAGGAGTTTTAGATAGTTATAGTGTTAGTTCTAATTCATTACTTACTGGACTTCTTGGTGTCTGGGAACTTAATGAAACATCTGGACTGGCACAGGATGAACTAGAAACTTATGATGCTGTTTCTACTGATGTAACCTATGATGCCAGTGGTAAGATAGGTAGATGTTTTACATATGATGGATCAGATAGTGTTAGTTGTGGAAGCGTTCTTCATCTTACATCTTATCTTACAGTAAGTTGTTGGATGAAAACTACAAACACAGGTGCTGATTGGTATGCACTTGTTGGAAATTATGGTAGTGTTAATGGTTTTGGTTATGATATTACTTATTATGCAGCATCCACAAGAATTGAATGGGGGGTTAGGTCAACTGGTCATACTACAGTATATACCGCAGTAGATGCAGACCTTAGTAATGGCAATTGGCATCATATTGTTTGCAAGTGGGACGGAATCGCAAGAAAGATATATATTGATGGAGTTGATGCTGGCTCAGCAGATAGTTGGACCTATGCTCCTGAATCTTCTGGTGACAATCTTTATATCGGAGATCGTGGAACTTGTAATGCTTGGATTGGAAGTATTGATGCTGTAAGGATATGGGAAAGAGCATTAACTGAGGATGAAATTGAAGAATTATATGCAAAAGAAAATGCAGGAACGGGATATCCCTGGTAATATAATTGATTAATTATGGCAACATATTATGTATCAACATCGGGAGATAATGGCAATACGGGATTAGATCAAGATCATCCGTGGGAGACTCTTTATTATGCAGAATCTCATGTTACAACACCGGGAGATGTAATTGCATTGAAAAAGGGTGATACGTGGACAATAGGTCTTGTATTAGATATTAGTCACGGTGGTTCTGCTGGAACTTATATAACATGGGATGGTTCGCTTTGGGGAACCGGAGAAAATGCAACAATTCAAGATACTACTGGAGGAGGTGGTGGTAATTATTATTCAGGTGTTCATATTGCTGGTTGTGATTATGTAATCTTCAAGAATATAATAGTAGATATCAATTATTATAATAGACATGGAATTGCCATTGGTGGTACATCGGGCGACGAAGGTCCAACTGCTCAAAATGATGAAAGATACATTACTGTACAGGGATGTACTGTAAAGAACGTAGGTGCTGATACACAATGGGAGTGTGGAATACTTGTAAGACCAAATGTTAATGATATGTATAATATCTCTCTTATAGGCAATACTATAAATAATATTTCTTCACACGGCATTGCTCTTTATAAGTACCCCACTGAAGAACCTGAATATCAAGTACATGATGCATATATAGGATATAATTATATTACTGAAGTTCACCATTATACAGTAAACCCGGCAGGAAGCCATATATTTTTAAATAAAAACATTGATGGTTGTATTATTGAACATAACGAAATAATTCAAGGTTCTACTCCGGCTCCCGGAATCGGCTGCTATTCATTGACTCAAAACGATGTAATAATTCGCTACAATAAAGTCATAATGACTTCAAGTCCTGTTTATGCCGAATTAAATATGGAAAGTTCTCCAATTACAAATAAAGAGATATATTATAATATTTTTTATGCCAGTGCAATTACTGAGGCTTATATGGGTGTAATTTATTTTTATGATATTGCCTATACGGATACAGTAATTAATTTTTATAATAATGTCATAATTGATGACGATCCGGGCGGTGAGTGTTGTTTAAAAGCAGATGGAGTAAGTGGAATAACCTTTACACTTAAAAATAATATTTTTTATGGATCAAAAGATGCTGATGCAGATTATTTAGTTGATATAAGTTCAGACAATGTAATTGTACATAGTAATAATTTATATTATAGTACAAAGACGGGTACTGATACGGTACTTGTATGGATTGGAGCTTCATATTATACACGATCCACAATATTAGGATGGGAGGCGACAGCACAAATTACTGATCCTCTCTTCACAACTGAATTCACAGATCTTGAATTACAGGCTGAATCGGATGGAATTGGTAATGGAGTGCACATAGATGGAATACCTCAGACTGATATTGATGGACAATCGGTAGGTGATCCACCGGAAATTGGAGTTTGTGAATTTGGGGAAGAGACATTAGTTACTATTTCTAATCCATTTTTAGCAGAGGTAAGTGTATTAACATAAATATTATGGACAGTAAACAAATAAAATGGAAACTTTACAAATATCAGTATCGCCAGCAATAATTGCAGTATTAAGTACTTTACTTGCATCGGCAATTATCATTATCCTATGGTTTGCGTCAAGGAATAGAAAACTTCTGGACAACCATGAGAATAAATTATCCAATGTATCCTTAAGACTTGAAGGATCTGTTATCAGACTTGAGAGTTCGATTGTCAGGATCGAAGCAAATGTCAATGCCAATATAGCAATTTGTAAAGAAAGACATATTTTACTTAATGAAGATATGAGATGTGACGAGGGGAAAATAGATGAATGTATAAAAAGAATACATGAGATTGATCTTGAACTTGTTAAAATAAATGGTAAGAAATAATTAAATATATAATTTATGAAACCACAAATTGTAGTACCAGATACAGGAGTTCATAACAGAGACTTAGATGAGTCGGCAAGAAGACTTGAAGATTCTAAGACATATCAGGATCTATCAACGGTTATTATCTGTCCTACCAGGGGTGTGATACCAGCAAAGGTTGTACAATCATGGATGGGATTAATACGTCCTATGAATCAAAAGGTTTTAGGACCTCTCTTCGCTATTGGGATGGAGGTAGGTGATGCATATAATTCAATGTTCGAAATGGTAGTTAATCATCCAGAGTTCAGTAAATGGAAATATATTCTTACTATCGAGGAAGATAATATGCCACCTCCGGATGGACTGATGAAGTTATATGAGAATATGGATAAGTATGATGTTATCCAGGGATTGTATTGGACAAAAGGACAGGCAGGACAACCAATGATCTATGGTAATCCTGATGTTATGCCAAAGAATTTTATACCTCAGAAACCTATTCCTGGAGTATTACAGCACTGCAATGGTTTGGGTATGGGATTTAACCTGTTTAAGATTTCGATGTTCCAGAAGGTTCCTAGACCGTGGTTTAGGACCGTTCAACAATATACTCCAGGTCAGGGTACCGCAATGTATACCCAGGATCTCTATTTTTATGAAAGAGCAGGGAAGGAAGGATTTAAATTTGCATGTGATAATAGAGTGTTAGTAGCTCATTATGACTTGGAAAATGATATTTGCTGGTAGATCATTATGATACTTTGAAATTATGATGTAATGTGTTACAAATGATATGGTTTGGTAATTTAAATAATTAAACAGTTAACTTATGAAAACAAAAGTAAAAAAGTCCAATGTTGGAAAGATAAAAGTTTCAAGATTTCCAATCAATCAACCAAAACTTAATCTTGCATGTGGTAAAAATAAGGTAGAAGGTTTTTTTGGTGTTGACAAAGTTATAGTCCCGGGATTAGTGGATGAGGTTGTAGATCTAACATTATTCCCCTGGCCGATTAAGAGTGAGTCAACAGATGAGATCATATGTTCACATTATGTGGAACATATACCTCATGATAGTTTTACTTCATCCTTTGAGAATATATTGAGAAAGAAAGTTAATTATGCAGATTTTCGTAAGGAAATGATTAAGTTCTTTAATATTGTTCCAAGTGAGGGGTTTGTTGCATTCATGGAAGAACTTCATAGAATAATGAAGAAAGGATCTTTAGCAAAGATTATATGTCCTTATTGGAGTAGTATACGTTGTTGGCAGGATCCTACACATCGTAGAGGAATGAATGAAGCATCTTTTCTGTATTTTAATAAGGCATGGAGAGATGTGAATGTAGGACAATATCCTATAACTACTGATTTTGATTACAGTTATGGATATGATATATCTCCTGATCTTCTTACAAAGGCACAAGAAGTAAAAGATTTTGCAATTAAGAATTATACTAATGCAGTAATGGATATACAATATTTATTAACTAAGAGATGAGAAAAAGAAACAAAGATATAAATTGGTTTCCTGATTATGATATGCGGTCCATGTCTATAACTAAGCAAGGACACGGGTTTGATAAAAGTTCATCTACTGAAACTGAGGGGGTAGGTCCATACGAATATAATATAACATGAAAAATTTATTAAGGTCAGGAGTACTTGTTTTGATAGTAGTAATAATAGTGTACATTCTTTTTCTGCAGCAGTGTAGAGGTAAGAATTATTGGATCCCAAAAGGAAAAGTTCTTATAAGTGAGAGTCTGTATGATTCCTTGAAGAATTTTAAACCTGATACTATTATTAATATTACAGATACTTTCAAGATTAAAGACACTGTTTATTTGACACATGATTCACTTATCTATGTAGAAGATAGTACTGGAATTAAACATTATTCGGATAGTATCGTAAATAAAGATATAAGAATATGGGATAATATTTCTGTTCAAGGTTTTATAACTAAATGGGATCGAAGATATGAACCAGTTATTCATACGATTACGGAAAAGATTACGGTCACTGTCCCTCAAATCATTGAGCATACCGTATATAATTCTGATAATGGTCTTTATTCCTCTATTATTGTGGGCGGTAATAGTAACACTTTTGCATTTGGCGGGGGAGTAGATCTCATTACTAAAAAGGATTATCTCTATGGATTACAGTATCAAAGAATCTTTAATGAAAATGTATATTTATTCAAGTTAGGATTTAAGATAAAAGTTAGGCGTAATAAATAATTTAAAACTTAAACACAATGAGTATTTTAAGTATGAAGAGGTTCGATAGGATCCAGGGAAGATTAAATAAGATCGATTATTCCCTTACAATGGATTCTACTAAAGTTTCTACTCTGCGGACTGCAGAAGTTACTTTAACAGCAACGGAAATTGTTGGTACTGATGCTGGTGATCTTGGACATGCCAGTGGTGCAACTATTGTTCCTGCTCCCGGTGCCGGATATGTTCTTCAGTTTCTTGGTGCTACTCTGATCTATGATTATGCTACTGCTGCTTATACTGGTGGTGGTAATGATACATTTGCTCAGAATGGTGCCAGTGCTGTTGCCTTGTCAACTGTTATTGCATCTGCTGATCTATTAGGTGCTGCTGGAGATAAGATTGTTCAACTTGTTCCATTATCAGCCAGTGACCAGGCATTAACAGCAAATACACCATTAACTCTTAAGTCTACTACAGCATGGACACAACCGGGAACTGCTGCAGGAGTTTTGAGAGTTAAGTATTATTATAGGATTATTGTTACAGAGTTATAATAGACTCTGAGATATAAAATATTTAATCATGTCTGGATTGAACCGATATGATTATAGTTGTTATTGTTTTAAACATAATAAGGATAACTATGTCACTAATTTTAAATCTTTCATACGAAGAATCTGCTGATAAGACACAGATTGTTCTAAGAGATACATCTACAGGATGGGGAACTGATGGTGATCCTGGGATTGCTGCAATAGATGTGGCAACGATAACATTTACTCTTGATACTGAAGTGTACATAGTAGATGTTATGTCAGTGTTCACTGCTTCTGGTGGAGATCAGGATCTACTTGTATTTACTTTGGATGCAGGTGATCTTGGTGGAACATCCGGAGAGGAGATTGTTGATGCAGTATATCTTCTGGATTATTCTGTTGATACTGCACCGTCAACAGGACCATGGGATATGACAAGTAAGATTGCACCGATTATTGGATTTGTAATGGTGATAGTTTACGAAGGACTTATTAATGCTCCTGATGCTATTGCATCAATGACACTACTCAATGAATATAAAGATCAGGATTGGGAAGATATAGTTCGTCCTTTAGTTGACTATGCTCATTATGAAGCGATATTTGCCACAGATGATGAGGCAAGGATCCTTTATGTTACTAATATATTTGTTGCTCTTCAAAATCGTTTAAATAGTTTATCATGACACCAGAAGTTGCTGCATATATTGTTACTGTAAAAAATGCCTATCAATTATGGATGAGTAATCTTGCTATAAAAGAAAGAGTAGGTATAGGGAGAAATCGATTGATGTTATATATTCAGGCATGTTTTCTTACTGGATATATGAAGATTATTGATCGGTATTATTCAAAGACAAATCCCGATGTGGACAATTTCATCACTAAAGCATTAATGGATATTCTAAGGGATAGGATTGATAGAATATTGAGAGTTCCTGCAGTGCCTGCAGTAACTTATTATGGACCACTTATATTTGTTTATGGTGCAACTCAATGTATATTTAATTTTAAAATAAATTCAGGTAAACCTTTTATTATTGATTGGGGGAATGGCACTAATGAAACTATTGAAGGTCTTGGATCTTCACTTATTGTTGTTACAAGTAAGTATACTTCTCCAGGAACATACGATATAAAATTCAATTGTGATATTAATGCAGTAACTTATTTTGATATTAATAATCAAAATATAAGTGGGGATATATCATGGATATTAAAATGGACATCACTATCATATATTGATTTAAGTTATAATCCAATATTAACTGGTATAATGACTAACTTAAAGAATCTAACTGGCCTTACACACATTAATCTTCAAAGAAGTTATGCTCTTACCGGTTCATATACAGATTGGGGATCACTTATTAATCTGGAATATCTTAATCTTGGCAGAACAGATGGTATGACAGGTGTTGTTACTACATGGAATACTATGTCGTCTATCGAAGAGATTCATATGGAACCAAATGTTATATCTTCAGGTGTAATAACTGGATGGACAGCATTATGGAATCTTAAAATTATTGATATGCCTGGATGTAATCTTACTGGAAGTTGTGCATGGTTTTTAACGTATAATGATATTGAGGAAGTTATACTTTATAGTAATACTATTACAGGGGATCTTGGGTATGGTGTATCTTCACATGCACATAATTTAAGATATGTTGATCTTTCTGCAACATCAGTAACAGGTAGTTTGACATATTGGATGAATATGACAAATCTAGAATATGTTAACTTTTATAATGTTACTGGACTTGTTGGAGGATTACAGGGTTGGTACAATCTTTCTAATTTACAACATCTTATTATCAATGCTTCAACGGCAGTTAGTGGGACTATAACAAATTTTGTTAATCTTAATAATCTTGAATATTTGGATTTACAAACTACGGCAGTTATAGGTTCGATATCAAATTGGTATACTGGTCTTGAAAAACTTGAATATCTTGATCTTAATACTACAGCAATAACTGGAGATGCTTCAAGATTATATCAGTTAGATTTTTTAGAGACCATTATTCTCGATGATACAGATGTTACCTGGGACACTGTTGAGGGATGGGGTAATTATAATGATGGATGGGCAGCGAAAAATGGAATAATAGTTCATTGTAATAATTGTACATGGTTAACGGAAATGGTTGATGATTGTCTAATAGGTCTTTCGGGTGGTGGAGGAATAGATGATGTAGGCATAACAAATTCTTCTATTGATATAGCAGGAGATAATGAAGCAAGATCAATTGCTTCAGATGCGGCTATGCTTATACATATTGATAACAATAATGATGTAATTGTTAATACATGAAAAAGATATTACGATATATATGGATGGATAAACCAAGTATGATATTCTTATTATTTACAATAGGGTTAATTATCTGTTCTTATGTATTTAATTTCAATGTACGGTTTTATTTAGTTATTGTAGTAATTTTTGTTTTTAGAGGTATGATGTGGCAAGGACAGTATAAAGATAAGATTGATTCACTTGAGAAATTTATACAAAATTATTTATGAGTATAGTAATATTATATATTGATTCTGTAGATGGTCAGGTGAAGATTACTAAGGAAGGTAAACAGATACCTGCATTTCTACGATTGTACGAAGATGATAGTTCTTCCGGCAAGAAATTCTTTCGTTCAACCATAGCCTTTATTTTCTATGTATATGCCATTGGTGAACATGGTAGTCCATTTCAGAACATATTTTTCAAGAACAGATGTACCATTGCTGCCCGAGATAAGTGGGTGGATAAAGAGAGAGATCCTGAAGAATATTTGGAGAATAAACTTATTGTAAAAGCTATTGAAGAATTTAATGAATACTCCAAGAGTAAACTGGAACGGTTTCAAGAGAAGTTATTTGATGATATGGAGAAGACTATTGAGGAACTTAATAAGATTTCGATGAAGAAAAAGATCTTCGTCGAACTTGATATCAACTTTGGTACAGATGAATCTCCGGATATAAGGAAAGTAAAGAAACAAATTGAAGTTGATAATTCAATAGAAAAGATGAAGATCTATAAAAGTATTGGCGAGATATATGATTTGCAGAAGAAATATGAACAGATGATTGCTTCAGAAAAGATTATAGAAGGTAAGAAAGGTTATCTTTTTGATACAAAAGAAACAGGATTAAGATGAAATTCATAGGCACAAAAAGATTTTCACCAGTTATTTTTTTAGGTGATGTACCAGCATCTTCAGATCTATTTCATATAGATCCAAAACAGATACCTATTACTAAAAAGGAATTTGATAAGTTCTTTATCAGAAAGAATATTGTTATTGATGAGAATTGGTGGTATATGCAGAGGGATCGTTGTATCAATGGTTATAGTGTTGATGATGCAATAGAGAGTGGTGGGGATGCATTGGTAGAAGGATGGAATATCAAATTACTTGATAATGGTGATAGGTATATTCCAGATCTTGATATTACGATAAAAGGATCTACTGTGAGAATTACAGGAAGACATTATTTCTATCTTAATTTCTGGTGGATAAAAGGTTATAATCCAAAGGTACAACGTAAGACTTTAATACATCCACGGTTTACTGACCTTAGTTGGATGAACTGGTGGATAAGAGATAGGATGTATAGAGAAGGAAAGGATAATCTCTGGGCAAAGGCAAGACAACGTGGATTGAGTGAAGAGGAAGCATGTGATATGGCATATGAGTTTATGTTCTATCCGGATAGTCAGACAGTGGTTCTTGGTGGTGAAGATTTCTATAATGAACAGACCATGGGATTTTTTCATAGAGGGATAGAAAATATTCGTAACACTCAGTTTTATAAACCTAAGTTTCCAGATAGATCTGATTATGTTAAGGCAGAAAATTTTGGTAGTGAGGTTTATTCCAGGTCATGTAAGAATAACGAACAGGCTGCATCATCACTTACTCCTTCAAAGGTAAAAATGGAAGAGATAGGGATATTCAAGCGTGGACTTGTTAAACTTGTTAAGTCATTTATTGAAGTTTCCCTGGAAGCAGAAGGACATAAAACAGGTTGGTTTACTTACACAGGAACCGGGGGAGATATAGAGGAAGGTGTAGATGATATGCAAGAAATGTTTTATGATCCTAAAGCATTTAATTTACTTGAATTTAATAATTATTATGAGGAAGGTGCAGAATCTAAGATAGCAAGATTTATCCCTGCTTATCTATTTGAGAAAATTGATGATGAAGGAAATAGTCTTGTAAAGGAATCTATTGAAAAAATAGAACAAGAAACTGCAAATAAAAAACCAAGTGAGAGAATAACTTTTATGACCCTCAAACCAATTAAACCTTCTCAAATATTCATGGTAGGCAAAGGTGGATATTTTGGTGAAGAGATTAGGCAGTGGTGTAATGAACGGTTGGCATATATAAATACTCATAGGGATAATCAGTTTTGTACACTTTATCGTCTTGAATGGAAAGATCCTACTAATCCATGGGCAGGTGTACGTGCAGAAGTGGATCCGGATAGTGGATGGATATGGATTGCTGAACATCCGGAGACATATTCTTATAAAGACGATACAGGATATTCTTATAAGGCTGTCTATGATAATCTTTATAAGACTGCTACTGACTCTTACGATCAGGATGAGGCTTTCAGTACAACGTCTATGGGTGCATGTACAGTAAAGAAAGGATTTCTTAATGCTAATACCACGTATAATAAATATGTTGCATTGATTCTTGAACGTCCTACCACAGCACAAGGTGGTGCAGAAGTGTTCTTTGAACATACTGCGATGGCTACAATGTATTGGAATTCTATTAATCTTGTTGAATATAGTAAGATAAGAATAATCGATTGGTATAAACGTAATAGATTGGCAGGACTATTAAAAGAACGTCCACGGTTTGTTATTGCAAAGTTTGTTGATGATTCCAGAACTCAGAATATATATGGTATAGATCCGGCAACTAAACCAGAATGGCTTAAGATGCAGAAAGAATATTTGTCCAACAGAGAGAATGTAGAAAATTGCGATATACCTCAACTATTAAGAGCATGGGCAAAATTCATTTATGATCCTACTGGTAAGAAGTATAATTGTGATATAACTATTGCTTCATCTCTATGTACTGTACTTCAGGATGATGAGATGAGTCTTGAGATAGTTGCACGTAAAAAGAAAACAGAGAAGACACCAGGTATGTATTATACAATAGGATCAGATGGTAGGATAGTTGCAAAATATTAAAAATAAAGACATGCCACTTCATAATCAAATAGTAAAGAAACAAACCAAAACTTCGGAATGGGTTATTAATCAGGGAGAGGAAATTAAAAAGATTCTTTTATCTGAAGATGCTTCAAAGAAACAGGATTTGGTATGCTGGAACCTATATAATGAGAAATATAATGAGAAAGATTTTGATTACCTGAATAAGTTTGAAGACGCTGAGAATAAGAATACTTATTTACTTCCTGCCAAAGTACGGTTTATAGGTATTGTAAGACCACGGTTAAATAGGTTAATATCTCAACAGGCACGTAGGTTCTTTACTTTTAATGTTCTTGCTGTAGATAAGGAGAGTCTGGACAGAAAATATAAGAAGAAAATTCAGAGGATGGCTTCAGAACTTGAGTTTAGAGTTCAATCGGTATACCAGGGGATTATGACGGCAATAACTGAGATCGTAGGTAAACGTACAGAACTTCAACAGATACTTCAGCAACAACCACAGGATCCTGAAGCAATGAAACAATTTCAGATGCTTAAGATGGCAGAGGGCAGGATCAACCAGATGATGAATCTTGCAGAATTACAACTTAGAAGACAGACATTTTTTCTTGACAAAGATCTTAAACAGATTGAATATAAGATGCGGTTTGAACCTCTTGATTTCAGAGAAGAACTTGCTCAGAAGAATCTATTTCATTTACGCCAGG